CTGGCTCCTTGGTTAAGATGTTTGTAGTATAACAAATTGGGAAATATTGGTCAATCATGATGCTCTGCAACCCCCGGCGGTAATTTAGTGTGTCAGCTCGCACCGTTGTTACTTTGGCTCCCCGTTTGGTTCAATGCCTTGTAACACACACCTTCCACCCGCTTCCCGACAGGGTCCGTTCTCGCATTGCCAGCGGCCTTTCGGTTCAAAGACTACCACCCGTACATGTCATTGTACTTCTCATCCTGCGGGTCACAGTATCCGGAGACACCCGGAACGTTCAGTTAGGTGATCAACACCCGGTTCTTTTCAGCTCGGTCACTGTGCAAACAGTGTCCCAAGCGTCGAATTGTGTCAGCCGCGGTCTGCGGACTGACTTCAAACATCGCTCGAATATCTTCGGCAGTGATACCATCTGTGGCTTCACAAGTGTAGATCTCATAGTGGCGGTGGCTGTTGAGCCTGGCACGTAGCATGATGTGATTGAGATTGGGAATTGTAGTCTCACTCACTAGCTCGCCCCGCAGTGTTTGCCACATGCGCCGTTGCTCGTCCTCAGTGATGTCTATGCAACACTCAAGGCCTAGGTTGTCCCACACAATCAAAAACTGATGGCTCATAGTTGAAACTGCTTTAACATGCGGTTGGCGTCTGAGACATCCGCCGCTGTGGCCGCAGTCAACAGTTCGTCCAGAATGTCGGCTTCTTGTATCAGTAATTCTGTCTTGGCTTCGCGCACCAGACTCAAGGCATAGGCCAAGTCATCTTCTGTGGCCCAGGAATAAAAGTCCTCCAGCGTGGCCTCATCCGAATCCAGGATAAAATGCAGGTTGTTACGGTCCCACTCATTCATGTCAATCCTTTGCAATACAATACCCGTAGTGTAGCAGATCAGCAATATTCAGTCAAGTCAGCAAAAAGTATTGGTTTTTATGTCCAGAACAGTGCAAAGGCAGCGGCATCGCGGTCTGAATCAAAGTAGAAGACATAGCGTCCTGGGGCACGGTCACTGCTGGATGCGACCACTTGCCAGCGCCACTCACCTGTGAGTTCGGTTTTACACCACTCGATCACTCGATCAACTTGGCCAAAAGTTCGTGCAATTTCTTGGGCGTGGTTAAAACTTTCGCCGAGCCGTATGGTACCAATGGGTCGATGTTTCTTCATCAACATTAGTTATTGAGGTATTGTGTGTCTTGCAAATTTTATTATCTCGACCATTTGAGTTGATAAAATGTGGCCAGTACAGGATTTCGAAATGTAAAGGTCACATGGCTGACTTCACTATCTGTCCAAGCAAAATCATTGTACACAGATTTTTGATAGCGCCAGGTATAGTCTTGATTCACAATGAGTCCGTCTAGATCCAACTGGTGCTTGTATGCCAAGGCCTGTTGCGAGCCGCAATCAAGCCGAATGTAATTCAGCGTGTCCATGGCATAGTCGGAATAACAAAGCATCGCGGTGATCGCGAAACCAAAAAGTCATGTTGTCAGCATTGACATCTGTGATGTATCTGGCGCCGGGCAGGCCAAACACTTCGACCACACGAGCCAGCATTTCATTCCAACGCAACATCTCATTGTAGTCATCATGCCAGGTCAAGGTCATGCCATGTGAGTATTCAGGGTTTCGCAAGATACACTGTCCTTATGTGTTGGTCAGCACTATGCCAGTCCAATTTGTAAAACAGCACGTAATCTGTTATGTTAAAATGATTGCAAAAACTCTGACCGTATCTTAATCCTTTGATACCTTCGAATGTAAATGCTTGCTTCCACTCACTGTATTCTGCTTCAGTAATGCTGTATGCGCGGTTGACTTTGTTGTCAATTGCCATTAAATGTGCAGTCATGTTCTCAAATACATTATTGCTCATGTCAGTCCCAGAGACCCTGGTAGTATTTGCCAAACAGTCTGAAGCCGTTTTGAATACGAGCTTCTACCACCTTCATACCTTCGTAGTCACACTTGTAGGTGTCTTTGGGACCATGTCCCATTTGATAGTACTTGTGCTCGCCCTTGGCGACTTCGTTGCCATCTTTATCTACTGGCACCCACAAGATATCATGTTCGCCTGAACGAAAAGCATCTTGCCAGGAGTCGTCAACTTTGCATTCGAACGCAAAGATCATTTCGTCCATGGCCCAGTCCCAACGAAGAAAGTGATTGGCATCTGTGTCCCACTCATTTTCTTTGGGCGGCGCGGCGGTGCTCTTTAGTTCGTTAGGCACATCCTCGTCATCCACAAACGGTGCGCCATGCTTTTTTTCTTTCAGTTGCTTCAACATGGGCAAGATAATAGGACTTAGAGTATGGTCCATGCTCCAGGTGTCATAACGGTCAATCTTTACATAGTTGATGGCTGGATGCACACGATCCAGCACCCACATGATGCCACGGCTGATGGGTGTGAGACGGTCACTCCACTTTTCACACCAGTCTGGACGTTCCACAAACAAAGATTTTTCTCGACGATGATCTTCAAGTGATTGTTTCACAGTCCAACGAGCACACTTGGACCAGTCAGTCCAGAAGAACATGTAGTCTAGCATGGTGTAAGGTGAGATCCAATGATCTCGATATTCGCTGATATAAACTTTTATTCATCAACTCCAAAATTTTGTTTAATCTTTTCGCCGTAAGAGTCATATGGCAAACTTGTTTCTTCATCGGCAAGTCGGGCACACTCTTTCACAATCAATTCGCAGAGTTTCTGCATTCGGTCTGGCGTGGCCACATAGTATGAGCCTACATCAAAGTCAGCAGTCGCCATCTTGGCCTCGAGAGCCAACTGTTTGAATTTATCATTCATATCAAATCCTTACCAAGTTGACGTATCAGTTATGTCCATCTCACTCAACAGTATGTGTTCTTTGTGAAAGAACTTGGCAGTGTGATCAAGCCCAATGCCCGTGGTCTTTGATTCCACAATTTCTACTTCGTTCACCTGTTGATTCAAGGCCACCCACACGCTGACCTGTTCCCACTGGCGGCGGGTCAGGCTCATTCTGCGCATCACAATATCACGCGATCTTTGATCATTTGTTCAAATGTTTCAAACAAGGTTTCAAAACGTATGTTATACAGTCGAGTCACTGCGTCCCAGTCTGCTTTTGTTGTGCCTTCGCGGGCACTCAACATTCGGATATCCTCCAGCACTTGCCAGGCCTGCATGATCTCTTGTTCCATGTCAAAACGAGTTTTTGTGTTACCAGCTTCCATCATCAATCCATATTCTCAAGGTTAAAAAAATCCAGCCCACACTGTATGTGCGTTCGTTGGGACTGGGCCATCCGTCATTGGCTTCGCGTCGCCACCAAGGCAGCACACTCCAATGAACAGGATTCCCTAGTATTATAACACTGAATCCCGAATAACGCAACCAGTTTTTTATACTTCTACCGTTTTCAGCTGCCATGTGTCTGCCCTTTCTTCATAGTTGATGTAACCTCTTGGATTGCACAGGATTCGAGTGCTGCCAATGCAGTAGTCAAAATCCTCGTGTGTGTGACCATGTGTCCACAATCGGATCTGCGGATGGTCCAAAATAAAGTCATCCAATTCTGAACTGTAGCCACCATTCATTATGGCTTCATGGGCCCAGCGTGGATGTGTGCTGAGCCTGCTGGGTGCATGATGCCCCACTACCACAAACTTCTGATCCCACTTGCCTTCGATCATCAAGCGGATATATTTTACCATGGCGTCGTGATCGTCTGCGGCGTCTGTGGTAGTAAAACGGCCGTTCCATCCGCGTTGATCCGCCGGTTTGGCACTGTTGCTTACACATCGAAAATCATTCATCATACCAGAAATTGCATGCAAGGTCCTGGTATCTCTTCGGTTCATGTCAGTCCACAAGGTACCGCCAATGAACGTGACATCATCCAGCACAAAAGTTTCTTTCTCCAGGATGTGCAAATTTGTCAAATAACCCAGTACATCTTTGATGTGTGGCACAGTCTTGACAAAGTCACCATTGTAGTGTTCGTGATTGCCCACAACGAAAATCACATGAGGAAAACGATCACAGCATCGTTCAAAGAATGCATGGAATCGATTGCTACGATATTCTTCGCCCATGGTGTTGTAGGGATCACGCTGGGCCATGTCTGAACCCACACATATGTCACCGCCCAGGATCAACACATCAGCGTTGTCTGTATTGTCAAAGTCCAGGTCACCAAATTCTAGGTGTACGTCAGATGCCAATGCTATTTTCATTTTGTTTCTTTAGTTCTTGCAGTTGTGATTTCAGTGTGGCCACTGCTGTTTGGTCACCATCATATATGGCCGCATCCTTGTTGGGATATCTCTCACGAAATCGTTTTCGTATTTCCGTCAAGTCCGAGCCTTGGCACACAAAATCTTTTGTGATTGAATTATAACAGAAATATTGATTGTCATCAATTTCTACTGTGAGTGCAATCAGCCGTTCTTCATCCAAGGCCTGCCCTACTGATGTGAGTTCTTGGCTGATGTACTGTTCAAACCGGTACATCAACCAGGCCTTCAGCAGACCAGATGTTATGGTAATCGCAAAATATGCCAAGCCAAACCAAATCAAAAAGTCGCCAAATGCCATGAGAAACTGTCCTATGTCTGTCATATATTTACTTTCAAGTTGATTGACTTCGGCGCTGGGTCAAATAATCTTGCCACTGCACCCATCGATTTTTGACCAAGAATCCCCAGTCACGTTGTTTGCGTCCGGGCATGAACAAGGTCCAACAGGTCACTTCTGGATCCAATTCAATTCTGTGATAGGTGTCAGCACTGGCCCAACGAACACTGCCGGCACCGCACCAGCGAGCAATTTCACCAATCTTTTGGCCCCGGCCGTCAAACTGCGGACGCCACTCATAGTAGCCGCCCCGAAGGATTATGGTAAGAAAGGGCCAGGGATGATCATGTACATCGTCTGGATCTGACTTGAGAAATTTATGCACAAACACATTGAATGGAAATTGCTTGCGATCTTTTAAAAACACGTAGTAGCGTTCCAGGTAGGGTTGGTCATGCACTCGGTCCATGATCACACGGTGCCGATCCCAGCGTCGGAAGAGTTTTTTAATCATAATATATTATACACGATAGGGATTTTGCAGTCAAGAAAAACCCTGCAGGGTGCAGGGTTTTTTCAGGTGTGTTCTGTTTGATTAGAACAGCGAGTTGGTTTAGACCAAACCAAGTGCCATGGCTTTGTAACCAGCGGCAACCAATCGGCGGCTGGGTTTACCAATCACATACTCTGTGACTTTGACGCCATTGCCAGCTTTGCGGCTGTTGGCATACACTGCATAACCAGCTTGGCGAACACGGCTGACTTCAGCTGAAATGTTCTTGATGCCAAAACGTTTTTCAGCTTGGCTGGCACTCACTGCTTCGCCGTTGTACATGGCGTGAAACAGTTTGTAGGTCTTAGTTTCGGGATTGAAATGCGTCATAAAATACTCCTTTAAATAAAATTAGCTGTAACATACAGCATTCCACAAGTATACATGAGTTTGTATTACCATGCAACATGTTTTGGTGATCAGTTTTGCCAAACTGTTATTGCACACCTTTGATGTGTCGACAATCACCACGGAATTTGAATCCTGAACAAGTGCATGAGTATTCTCCGCGCAGTTCGGTCACCCGGTACACATCACCCTTGCTGCCTTGCACTTCAATCACACGCCCTTCCGGCACTTCAGCATCAACATCAACTTGGTACTGTTCGGGATTGACCTTGAATTTGCGTCCACGGATGTCAATGCGAATAGGTTTGCTGAATTTTTCAGGACGGCCTGTGCCAAACTTCACGTAGGCGTACATCTTGCTCTTTGAGTCGTCCAACAAGTACACATGGTTGGGTGCAGTGGCACCGGCCCATTCTGTAGTCTCAGCAAACCATTTCATAATGCCATGATCCTTGCTAACACTGCACGAGCCTGGGTCAAGTCCCGGATTTCAAATTCCAAGGGTTCCCAACCCGTCAGGGGTTGAGTCCAACGAATTGTGTAATTCATGATGGTTCCTTATTTGACAATTTGTCAATTTTTTTATCACGTTCTAGCGATGCCAATACCATGGTATACATTGTATAGATCAAAAACACCATTATACCACCTATCACAATATTAAGAAGTGCCTGGGCTCCGTATGTTTCTGCTGCCAGTATCAGCGCACCTTGTATTGCAAAACCCGCAACAAAAATACCTACCACGATTGCGGCTGCTTTGATTTTGAGATTCATATCTTGCTCCTTTGTTTGTTTGTATGCCACAATTATAGCATTTGGGCAATTATTGGTCAACCGCCCCAAAAGTAGTAACAAAGTAGTACTCAGTAGAAACCACGAGATAAATATTACTACAACAAAGGAAAAATCATGTTAGAAAAATTACTAGAACGCCTGGCCGAAATGTTCCCACAAAGCAATTATCAAAGCAGACTGGAGCAGTACATTGCCAATCGTCATCCACAAAGCACCGCTGACGTAGAACACTGGGAACGCCAGTACCTGCAAGACCAACAACGGAGTATAGTATGAAATTTTTAAATCGTGTGTTTGAAATACTGGTGTCCTGGGGCGAAACTGTATATCAGTACAGAAAGAGTCGAGCCAGCCGTACCTGGTATCTTTAATCCCTTGTGACCAAGATTTTATCAGCCAGACCGTATTCAACTGCTTCACCAGCAGTCATGAAATTGTCGCGTTCCATGTCATTGCGCAGAGTGTCAAAGTCCTGGCCGGTATGCTGTACATAGATATCAGTCAACGCCTTTTTCCAACGTAGAAGTTCTCGAGCTTGAATTTCCACATCTGTGGCCTGTCCTGATGCTCCGCCCAGGGGTTGATGAATCATGTGTCTGGCATTGGGCAAGATATAACGATGCCCTTTGGTGCCTGCTGTGGCCAACAAAGAACCCATTGAAGCTGCCTGCCCCATCACAATGGTGTGAATTTCGGGCCGGATAAAGTTCATGGTGTCATAGATGGCCATGCCTGCTGTGACTGATCCGCCGGGCGAGTTGATGTACAGTGAAATGGCCTTGTCTGGGTTGTCTGCTTCCAAAAACAACAACTGTGCAGTGATCAGGCTGCTGGTGGCTGAGTTAACTTCACCGTCCATGATGATCACTCTATCTCGCAATAATCTACTGTAGATATCGTAACTGCGTTCACCTTTCTGGGTGTGTTCTAAAACTATGGGTACTAGATTTGGCATGGGTTCTCCTTGTTGAAAGCATAAGTATAACATATCTTTAGGGAAAAAGCAAATGCGTGATATCATAGATCGACTGACCAAAATTTTAGAACGCCAGGACCTGGAAGAAGCGCCTGCCGAAGTTCGAGACGCTATTCGTCAACGCATTGACAAGATACCTGGCGAGCAAGATCTTGTTGATGTGCTAAAATTTACCAAAAAATACACTCTGAAAAAAGATGTGGAAAAATTCACTACCTTGAGAAACTACAAAGACCTAGTGAGTTCGGTATTTTTACGAGCGTTGGCCGATGCGGATCTCCCTGACAGTCAGATCAAAAAGTTTCTTAACAAGCTCAGTACCGATGGCATACTGGACGAAAAACGCTTGCTCACACCCGGCCAGGTCCACACCACCAATGACCTCATTGATCGAACCTACGAAGGTGTGTTCAATGCCATCAAGATGCCGGTGTTTACTGACATTTCAGGCAAGATTGGAGAAATGGGTGATGTAGGCAAGGGCGAGTATCTTTTGGACATTCTCAGTCCCATGGTCAATCGTCGCGGAGCTCCAGGTGATTTGGACATTGACGGCACCAAGGTTGAACTCAAGGCCGGCAAAAATGGGCGTATTGGACCGGCCGGCAGTCAGAGCCTGGCTGGTAGATTCCAAAGAGAGTATATACCTGTGTTGACAAAACTCATGCCAGGCAAACCTATTCCAGACCCCACAGTGTTCAACCCCAAACAAAACATGTCTGAGTTTACGGAATTTTTTGATGGCGATGCCAAGAAGGTCAAGACTGCCTTGGCCTATATGTTGGAAATGCACTATCCTGAAGGTGTGGATGTCAAAAATATTGCCAACAGTGTGGTAGGATCTGGCGGCCAAATCAATGGTCAAGAGCTCAAAAAAGAAATGCTCAAGGCCAGCTTCAACGTGTACAAAGCAGCCAAGGGATTTGATGGTATCATAATCATGGACGAAAACATCACCAAGTTCCTGTACATAGGATCGCCCGAAGACATGGAATCTGCCAGCAACAGCCTAGTGGTTGCTTTTCCCAGTTGGTCTGACACACAGAGCAATGCAATGAAAGTCACGTTGAGCAAAGGCACTCGTGGTGTTGGTGGCAGTGGAGCCGCTTCGTCTGCATCTGCCACAGTGGACCAGGGCAACACAGACCAGCTGGATCAGGTCACGCAGAAAAGACTGACCGGTCCAGGTGCCCGAGCTGCCAAGGTCCAATCAAAACCTAAAACTGACACAGCCACCTTGGGAAGAAACCGCCGTTAACGTACAAGTTCTGAAATGTGATCACACACATTTAGACTCATGGCTTCTGGGGCACTGAGCCAAATGTCATGCGGCGGCAACAGGTTCTTTCTAATTTCATCTTCCGATAATCCTGTACACTGTTGATAGTGTGCCAACATGCGTTGTTGGGTGAGTTCGAACTCGCGCATGGTGGCAAACAGTTCATGTGCCTTGCCTTCATTGCTCCAAGAGAATTGATGGCTCAAGATTGACGTGTTGGGTGTGAGCACACGTCTGCCCGGAGAGCCTGAAATGAAGATCAACAAGCCTGCACTGGCAATCATGCCCAGGCCCACTGTTTTGATCGGTATGAGACTGCTACGCATGACATCTATCAGAGCAAAGGCAGCACCCATGTCCCCACCTTCTGAACAGATCATCAACAGTAATTCTTTGCGTTTTTTCTTGACCACAAAGTTTTCGTGCAACACCCACTCCACAATGGGTGAGATGTTTTCATTGTTGACTTCGCCCATGAAGACATACATGCCATTTTCTTGCAGAGCCTGGCTGTGGGTTTGTGGTGTTTCGGTTTCTGTGATCATATAAAGTGAGAAAAGCGACCCGGAGGCCGCTTTTATTTATACGCCGTTATTGTACAACAGCATCAAGTTCTTTGAATGCGTCGGGACTGCGTTGTTCTGCACGATCACGCAATTTCAGTCGGTCTTTGCGTGTTTGCAGTGCATTGGCGTCGCCTGTGGGCAGGGCAACCAGGGCGTAACTGCGGAATCGGCTGCCTTCGGCTGTGCGTTTGATTTCCTTGATCTCCACACCGGTGATGTCAACACTGGGGCACATGCTCTTGATGGCCAATTCAGAAATTTCCATGCTGGCTTCTGTGGTGTCTTGCATGAACACCTTGGCCTGCTGGCTAACCTTGCCACCAGCTGCCATACAGATATTGCCAAATGCAAACAGTTTGGCCTTGTAGTCGGCCATGCTCATGTCCGAGCTCACTGCCGATCCACTAGCGTACACTGCACTGGTGCTTTCGGGTAGCTTGCTCATCCACTCAGGAGCTTGCGAAATGGCTCGATTGACCTGTGCTTCGCGATTGATCTGCGCCATTGCCGCACGATTGTCGTATTGCTCGGTGGGCAATACAGGTGCATTGCTGATGGGTGCAGGCTTGGTTGCACTACAGGCCACAAGAGCTATTAAGGGGACGATTGCTAACACTTTTTTCATGACGTTCCTTTGAACAGTTTTAACGATAACACAAGTTTAACACAGATTGAATTCATGGTCAACTACCATTTGTCCACCACGACCCATTTGGAATCATGTATCTTGCAGATTACTCCTTGAAAGGTGCGCACATCCGATCGAACGTATGCACTGTCCAAAAAATATCTGCAGGGTGCACCATTATGCCAAAATTCTCGAGGATAGTCTGGATGTGGTCGAAATTGGTGCAGTTCAGCCACAGTGCCTGGATTGGTACTGCGCAGTGCGTCCAGGTCTGGGCGATCTGAGCACACCATGGTCTTTTCACTCACAGTTTGGGTTCGGCCCACACGTTCACGCACAGAATTCTCAGCACGACTCACTGCCATAGCACAGGCTTCTTCTCGAGGGCGATCTCCGGGCCACTCATATTCACCATGAGCACTGTGCCAGTCTGCGCCAATGCGTACACGAAATGTGACCATACATTTCCGACCGTTGTTGATGCTGGGCACCACCTGGGGGGTGACTAGACTGCGTTCTGCAATGGTAACGGTTGAACGACTCACAGTGCGATCTTGTAGTACACATTCGCCAGCCATGACGGTGGCAGGAAGCAGTGCAAGCATCAGTAATCTTTTCATGGTGGGCATAATTTGAGTCGATTCAAATGAAAGTTTATATAATTGTTTGGATTGCCTGACACATAGTCATAATTGACTCCGGCTCCAGCAGTCCAAGGTTGTGTAGCCAATCTTAGCTTTGATGCAATCAATTCATCTGTGGTTTGCCTCATACTCTGCAACATGGCCACTTGTTCGGTCTTGCGACGACAATCCACTTGAAACCAATTGAGATCTTGGACACTCATTGGCACACGGTCAGGTCTGGGTTGTACTGCACATCCGCTACACAGGCTGGCAAGCATAACGGACACCCCAAATACGAGAGCGAATTTGCGAGCGAGCATTGGCATATTGTGTTTCCGATTCCATGGGTTGACGGGGTATCGAGGCCTGGGTTTCAAGCCAACGAATAATGGCATTTCTATTAGCACAGTCATTGGGCATGGCCGCCGCGGCTGACGCATAATCTGGTGGTCCAGGCACGGCACAACCAGTGACTGTGATAACAAGAATAGTTGTAATGAGTTTATTCATCTCGAGCTCGGTGTTTGACTTTGCGGTTGTACACTGTCCGGTTCTGTTCTACTTTGGGTTTAAACGGAGTGTCGCGACTGTACAACTCCACCGCACGTCGGCGCTGGCGAGGAAGTTGTACAGTGAAGCTGAGTGTTTTCATGTTGTAATTATAGCAGATTGGCTAATTCTGGTCAACCAAATGCCTTGAACAATCCAGATGCTCCAATAGCCAGTGCCACAATATTCACCATGAACTGTGGCTTGTTTGCAACACGTATTGTCCAGGCCATGAACAATACGGTGCCCACAAAAAATGCAAGAATGTTCCAGGGGTAGGCTTCAGGGCCCACGGCGTTGAGACTGTGACCAGCAATGATAAACACTGCTCCGGACCACTGTAATATTTCATCAATTTTTGTTTTCATACCCAAATTATAGCAGATCGGCTAATTCTGGTCAAGAAAAACCCTGCATCAAGCAGGGTTATCAATAAGTAGTACCTAAGTATTACTTTTTAGCGGCAGCAGTGGCTGGTTTAAATGCGTCAGCGTATTTGGTAAAGTTAAACTTCATTGCTTCCTGTACTTTTGCGGTAGTGGCCGATGCCATGGTGGTGGTGATATCCAGGATGGCCTTGCCAGTCAACTTCACTGTTTCGCATTGGCTATCGATCATTTGGACCATGGGCTTGGCAATTTCTTCGTTGGTCACAACGGTATTGACAAAAGTTTTTTGTGCAGTTTGAACTGCGTCGATTACAGAATTAAACATTTTTTTTCTCCTTGTTTGTTTCGGCTATGTTTTGTTGAACCAGGGCTTCCCAGCCAGCATCAAACCAGTCAATGTTGAATGGGTTTACCAATTTGCGTACTTTGGTATCCATCAGCGTTTTGCTGACTTCAGATACCATTTCCAACTGAGTTTCCAGTGCGGCTTGACAAAAAGCCGTTTGTTTGGCCACAAAGTTGTGCCAGGCCTTGTTCAAAACTGGATTATCAATGTACTTGTCGATAAATTGTTTTTTACCATTTTGTATTGTGTCTATGGTTAGACTTGCTTGCTTGATCACCGTGTTCTCCTTGACAGCGAGTTAGTAGACACAAGACCCGCCCCATGCAGCATCTTGTTGATCTATTGTAACATTATTTATGTTGCGTTGCAACATATTTTTTATTCTTTTGTAGTAAATCACTACTAAATATTTCATAGGAGATCTAAAATGGAAATTATTATTTTTATAGCAGTTGTTGTGGTTGCGGCCCTGTTGTGGAGTGGGTATGTAAAGACCAAAAAAACAGAATCAGACCGCGCTATTGACAGTTGGCAACCGCCCAAGGCAGAAGACCAATCATGGCCATTTCCCGGTGGCAAAGTCAGTGAAGGTACAATTCACGAGACAGTTGCTGAGGTTGCACCAGTTGCAGTTGTGCCAGTTGCCGAACCTGTTGCGGCGCAAGAAGTTGTTCCAGCCAAGAAAACAGCAGCCAAAAAAGCGCCCGCTAAAAAAGCCGCTGACCCAAAGCCAGCAGCCAAAAAAGCATCTGCCAAAAAGTCATCAACTTAACAGCAGCATCCTCACCAGGCCAACTGTGTCTATTGTCGTGAGCAAGACGTAGTTGGCCAGCATACCAAACGATCGGCGAGTATAACTAGCCCAAGCATACATAGCACACCCTGCAATCCATATAGGATACATGACCAGTAAAGGGGGATTTGGAACAGTGGCAGCCATGGTGATAGCACACCCAATGCTAACACCCCAAGCCAGCACTTCCACACAAAATCTAACGCGATTAGTTTTGTAATCACTGTGTATCCAATCAAAAATTCCTGTTAGTACGTTATACATTGGCCCGCCATTGGTTGTACAGCATTTCGCTGGCCAGGTTCTTGCCTTTGGCCTCAACCTGTATGTCCCACTGATCAGCGAATGTCAGTGCCCATTCATTCACTGCGGTGTTCCACATGAAGTCTGAATGCGCTCTCAACTTTTGCTTTTTGTAGCCTGCAGCGAGTAAGGCTGAGAGGTCTGGTCTAACAAAGGTATTGTGTCCCACAACAACATCTTCACGACTGACACTGTAGTGAAGAGCAGGGCGAGTACCACGCCAAGACTCAACAACCCGTTGAGCACGTGGGTCCCGAGGCTCAATGTATTCGCCTGTGTTGATCCAATGGTGATGAATATCCAAAACAAGAGCCACACTGTCAGCCACAGCAAGAGTAACGTCCAAACCATTTGTCATCTCATCATTCTCGATGGTAATAAGATTCCTGGCTTCGGGCGAGAGTCGCCCTAGAGTTTTCAGGAACTTTGCCGGCCCACCTTTGCCAGACAAATGCACATTGATTTTAAAACCATGATCATGCCATGTGGCGCCAAAGCCCATCCAGCGAGCCATGTCTGCATGATACTCAAATTCCTGTATACTGCGTTCCACAATCTCGTCTGACTCTGATGCCAGCACACAAAACTGTCCAGGGTGGAACGATATGCGCACACCCAGGCGACGAGCAGTCTCGCCAATAGGTGCAAAAATTTTTGCACAGTGTTCTTGAATTTCGGGGCGTTGCCACCAGTCAATCCAGTCTTTTTCGGTATAGCCTTGTAGCATTTCACTGCCCAGACGTACCATGCGCCGTTCGGGCGGTAGTGAGCCCACACGCTCGATCAGTCGCACAGCGGCCGAGGCATTGTGATTCATGATGTCCCACTGGCGCTGTTCTGCTTCCGCCGCATGTTCGCGCAGCCATCTCATGGTGGTTGATCTGCCGTTCAATTCACGGTCCTTTGCATTGACCTTCATGCCGCCGCATTCAGACGGATCATTCAGCCACTTGCAACAAAAGCCAATTCGAGGTGTAGTCATGTGTGTATTATACACAAAAAGTCTTTATTGGTCAACTAGTTTGAACGTATCAAATCCAGGGTGACACAATGAAATCCACCGCCCAGGGTGCGACTGTGGCGTAATTCCAATGGAATCACTGTGAAGTTGCGTTGTTCTAGTTGGGCAATTAGGTTGGGCTGGTTCCGGTCCATGATCACTGTGTTGGGATTCACAGCCAGCATGTTCATGCCCACCCATTTTGATGCATAGGGATATTCATGGAATCCCTGTGCAACCACATCGTCCACGTAAATTTTATCCCAATTGTCAAACACCTTGGGACAGTTGGCATCGGTTACTCTGGCACCATTCAACAGCACAAGCCCTTCACGTATGGGCACAATGGTCGAGTCAATATGCACACCAGCATAGAAGTTGCAGGATTCTATTGTGACTTTGGGAAACTGCTCACGTAACCAGGCCAAAGCAGGTGCATTACACCCGGCGCTTTCCAATACCAACCAGGCATCATTGAGTCTGCACACATTGGCTGCTTCCAGGACCATGCCTTCGTGTCTGGGCATGTGCAGGTAGTGGTCGACTTCGTCAATAATGTTGTGGTAACATTGTGATTCCATGTCTCTGCAGGGATACATCATCACAGGATTCACAATAGTGGACCCGTATACCAGCAATCGATCTCTTGGGCAGTAGTTGGAGAGTCCATCATGTGCTTGAAAGTTTAGGCAAGGATCCGGGCGCTCTACCACAACACCTAAATCTTGCAGTGTGCAAGTCAATATCTCAAGGTCTTCGTTGGCTTCATCTATGATCCATTGAGGTACAGCACCACGTGGTACAGGAGTTTCTTTCCAAGTGGTTTTCTCTCCTTCATTTTTGAACACAGGATCATTGATGGGCCAGTTGGCTGTGTCGGCACGACCCACCACAATACGTCGTAGTGGATCCCATTCGTTGTAGGTACTGATCATTTGTGTCCTGTGATTTGCAGTGTGTATCTCGGAGTTGGTCCCATGTTGGCTGCCATGTGTGGTGTGTCATATGTCCACTCCACTATGTCGCCTGCTTGCCAGGCAGTGTAGGGCCGATTCATGTATTCAGCATAGTGTCCTGGTTGCCAATCTTCCAAAAAAACCACTGCTCGTCGGATGGTATGTTCCTGGCCTTGCAGTCCAAACATATCTATGTAACGCAGATAAAGATCGCCGTGAGTAGGCAGTATGGTGCCGGTGCTCATTCTATAGTAGCTGGTACTGACATCCTGCCAACCCTGTTGTTCAAAGGTCTTTACAAACAAATGATTCCAACTGGGTTGCGGGCTACGCATGTCACACATGTCACCGGTAAATTTATTGGCATAGCCTTGTTCCAACCAACGTGCCACGTTGACGTTGTCATTGAATGATTCATTGACATATACCAAGTTCTTGAATTCATCATTCCAGAACCGGGTTATATGCGATTTAACAACCGCGTGTGTTGCCATAATGAATCACATCAATGCCTTCAATTGGTTCCAGTTTACGCCATGGATCAACAATCACACTGCCAGGAACAATGTCACAGTAGGCCTTGGTGTCTTCTTGATCTCCGGTGTATTCGTAAGTGATCTTGCGATTGTGTGCCCACAAATAAACTGCCGGAACACCAACCAAATTGACCACGTCTGTTTTGTCATCAGCCAAGGGATCCACATACATGAGATGATATCCCATCTGTTTGATGTAGTATCCTACCAGGGTGCTGTATGATCCAATGCAATACTCAACATCAGGTTTGTAGGCCTTGCCGTGAATCACAATGGGTAATACCTTGCCAACCACGTGATTGTTGGCATGATATATCAAGAATTGAGCCATGTTCTTGGCCTGCAATTCTCTGGCATGCATCACTGTGTCAAACAAGTCATATCCAATGTTGTATTCCTTGGCCAACCAACGCAGTGCAATGTTGTCCCTGGGATGGCAAGCGCCGGCATCGCCCATACCGGCTGTCATGTATTTTGGACCCATGATACGCATGGTACTGTTGGCCAGTGCAGTGGTCACAACATCCACATTGATGTTGCCAATTTTCAATGCAAAGTCTTGAATCATGTTTACCAGGCCCACCTTGGCTGAAATAAACGTGTTGTAGAAAATCTTGATAGCTTCGCATTCATCCCAGGTACCAATTTCGTATCTGGGACTGTTCTCCATAATAGGCTTGTACAGATCAATCAGCTCGCCGGCCAAGGCAGTGGGATTGCCATCTTTGGTACCAATTATGACCATCTCAGGATTGGCCATGTCCCATTTCACTGATCCCATGGCGATCAAGTAGGGATTGTACAAAAATTGATGTTTGGGATCCAGTAACGGCACAAACTTTTTGCGTGTGGTGCCGGGCAACACTGTGCTGATCAACACAATTTTTTTAGAGCCCTTGGCATACTTGTTGATATTGTTGATGGCGTCAATCACAGCGTCATGGCCAAAGTCTCGAGGCTCCATGTGCGAGCTAGGCACTGATCCATCGTAACCTTCAGCATGTGGTGTTGGCACTGCAATAAAGATCCATTCACTTTTGTTTATAAGTTCTGCAATATCACAAACTTTTACCAAGTCACTTGTGCGTGGGTAAATATCATAACCGCGTACTTCATACTTTTGTGCCATCACTTCAGCACAGTCAAGTCCCAACTTACCAATTCCAATAAATCCAATTTTTTTCATATGACAGTTCCTTTAGATAGATTATATAACTTTTTACATGATGTCAGCGACCATGATGTAGTAATTTATCGCTGGACGCCTCATGGCTCAAGAAAAAAAGAGGATTGCAAACCCTTGATTGATGTAGCACATTCATACCTTCAACAACTTACAAAAATGCCAATTGTATGCCATGATCAAGAACCATTACGATTCGACGATTTTGGTACATCAACTCCAGGAAATTTTGATATCACAGGGGTGCCATTTTCGCAATTGAGGAATTTGGTTCAATCACCATGGATGTTGCATGATCGTATCATGCTGTGTCATTCAGAATTGAACAGTCGAGAACTAGAGAAATTTGAACAGCACGGGGTTGTGGGTGTGTACTATTGGAGCCATGCCCTAATTGCCCAGGACTGGTTCAGGTATGCCGCACTTGATCCCAATCTAAGAAAACCAAAAAATCTTAAAAATTTGTTCTTGGTATACAATCGAGCCTGGTCGGGCACTAGGGAGTATAGATTAAGATTTACTGAGATGATTCAGGAAAACAACTTGGTCAACAGTTGCGCCATGCGTTTTAATCCCACAGACAACGGCATATACTATTTTGAATATGTTTGTCAAAATCCTCGATTGCAGGTGAAATACAAAAATGTTTATAAAATAGAACAACATTTTCCAATAAATGATGCTCCCAGTCATGCTAGCGCAGATTATGAGTCCAGCGACTATCAAACCACTGGCATAGAAGTAGTATTGGAAACACTGTTTGATGATTCAAGATGGCACCTTACCGAAAAGACTCTGCGTCCAATTGCATGTGCCCAACCTTTTCTCCTGGCTGCCACACCTGGCAGTTTGGAATATTTACGTGGTTATGGATTTCAAACGTTTGACAGTGTCTGGGACGAGAGCTACGACAAGATTACCGATCCTGTGGCAAGATTGGAAGCCATTGTTGAATTGATGAAAGACCTTGAACGCAGATCACAAGGTGAAGATATACTGTCAAAAGTTCAGGACATTTGCACTCACAATCAACGTTGGTTTTTCAGTGCGGAGTTTCACCGCCGGGTTATGGGTGAGTATCAGACCAATCTTGATCAAGCTGTGAAAATTATGGGGCAGCATGCCAATGGCACATTTTGGAAAGCCTACATGCGTGATCGTGCCAGCCTTGGTGATCTTAGAGAAACACGTGAAGATGTTGTTAAAATTTGGCGGTGGTTGCAAGATCAAAAAAGCAAAAAATGTAATATTGCTGTCACAGATGTAAAATTAAATAAGTTGTGAATCGGTTATATACAGATTAAAAAATATTGTGTGATCAGTAAAAATACTATATACTAGTCTAGTAGTAATTTACAAAGGAGAAACTATGAAATTAACTAACACAATCGCTGCCGCATTATTTGTGGCTGTAACAGCAACTTCAGCCCTGGCAGCAGGTGGTTATGCAACAATAGACTACAACGATGAAAGCAATCGTAAGACCGGTGCAGAAAACATCAACACAGGCCTGACCGTCGGCGGCAAGATGGATGGCGTCGACTACAGCGTCAAAATGGCCAACAGCCAAACAGAACTTGGCAGCGGATCAATCACTCAAACACTAGAACTTCGTGCAAGAAAAAGTTTTGGCGCAGTGTACTTTGGTGGTCGTGTGGGTGAAAGAATGACCAGTTCCACACATTTCAGTTACTATGCAATTGATTCTGGTGTGAAGTTTCCGCTGGCGGCTGGTTTCACAGCAGATGTTGGTGCTCGTTACCGCAATGCATTTGAATCTGGCAAGTTGTATGAAACCACACGCGGTCATGTTGCAGTGGGTTATGCACTTACCAAACAAGACGCAGTAGGAGTTCGTTGGAGCCGTAGTCACGGTGACGAAGAAAAAGACGCAGTGCGTTTGGCGTACACTCGCAGTTTCTAATCAGTATTTGAAAATCGACCGCAAAGATGGAGCGGCGCTGGAACTCGTAACCAGTACTAAAGGCCCGAAAGGGTCTTTTTTTATGGCAGTCATGTGCTTGTAATGGTTTACACTGTAAATAATACGAACAGACCACTGTTCATAACCATAAAGGAGTCAGCCATGAAATTAGAAATGCGTATATACGATTTGGATGTTCGATTGGAAATGAATGACGACGACAACTTTGACACATTAGAAGTGTTGCAAAATGTTAAAAATTTACTGGAAGAACTAAAAGTTTATGATCATGTAAACTTGTCTGTGATTTCTACACCTTATGACGACGATGAACCTGAAGAAGATTTTGAAGATACTGCACATGACCAGCAACAAGAAACTGCACAAGCCAGCTGGCCTTTCCCTCAAGGCGGCCTAGACAGCATGGGCACACCAGTGGTGCAATTTTTAGAACCACAACGTCTTGCAGCCTAATATCAAGATTGTTTCAAAGCACCCTGAGGGGTGCTTTTTTATTAACCAATTCCTCTACAAAGTCAAGTAATAATTTGTGATGTCGGCCTTGATGCCAATATTGTTTTAGAGTTTTGTTATCATACCACCACTCTAAAGAATCCAAGCAAGCACCCATCACGCCAATTTTATCTTGTGTAATACACATTGGTTCTTTGTTGAAATACGTACTCACTATCTCTGAATGACTGAGGTCACCAACAAAGGTACAACCATCACGGAAGAATATTTGTTCTTCTTCGCCTTTCCATACACAATGAGCCGCAATGTTACAACTTCTCATGATATCAGCAGTGGGTCTTTTTATGTATTGAACCGGCTCAGCACCTTTTAATATGTCAAAGTAGGCTGGGCCAGCCCAATAAGCACCAACACATACACCAAGATATGCGCCGCCAGCGGCAACAAACTCTGCTACTGCATTGGCATTCTTTCTTGGAAACATATGAAAGTAATCATCTGCACCACCGATGGCGCCGCCAGGAAATATTAACATGTCCACACCAGAAAATGTTTCTGCGTTACATTGTTCTTTTCTAAAAATTTTAATATTATAATGTGGAGATAATATATGAAGAAACCCATCACTCATTGCAATTGCTGCCTTGGTTCGATCATCTTGAAATAGGGCTATAGTGGACTTCATGGTGTATTTATAAACGCATAAATTACAGATTTATATCCTGTACGCTTGATCGAAATCTTCCTATGGTAGCATATCATACCATAAGTATTTTCCTAAAACAAACTAAGGCAGCAAATTAATGGACAGATATCGAGAACTTGAACAACTAGTAAAACAATTTAGAAGAGAATTACCACAAGATCCCAAATACGCAGACAGACTGGCAGAAGAACTAGAACTAATTAGAGATCAAAACTTTTCCCGACATTTCCTGCGTGTGAGAGAAATACTGGATCTCACCACAGACATTCCACACATCACCCGAGGCTCAGCAGGATCTAGCTTGGTGTGTTGGCTCATGGGCATCAGCGATCTTGATCCTGTGGCGGAAAATATCCCCATAGCACGTTTTATGAATCCCAAACGTGACGACTTGCCCGACATTGACTTGGATTTTCCGCACTGGCAACAGGCCACTGTGATGAATCGCATATTCCGTCGTTGGCCTGGACAAAGTGCTAGAGTCTCAAACTATGTGATGTACAAAGAAAAGTCTGCCAAGAGAGAAGCGGCCAAGCGACTGGGAGCCAAAGGCACACTCAAACGTGGATTTGAATTCAGCCAGGTACTGCCTCCAGAAGAAATAAAAGAAGCCGAACGAGTCACAGCCAAACTCATGGGCAAAAAACGCTGCATATCCAAACACTGTGGTGGTATCTTGATTTTTGATCGTGCCGTGCCCAAAAGCCTGATCAATGGTGACAATCAAATCTTGTTGGACAAATACGAAACAGAAGATCTTGAACATTTCAAAATAGATATCTTGGCCAATCGTGGACTGAGCCAGTTGTGGGAAATAGACCAACGTCCACTCACAGACTATCCTGAACTGGATGAAAAGACCAGTGATCTGCTGGGTCGTGGTGATGTGTTGGGTGTGACCCAAGGCGAATCACCTGCCATGAAGCGACTGTTCAGAGCACTCAAAGTCAAGAGTCGGAGCGACTGTACCTTGGCCACGGCCTTGATCCGTCCAGTGGCCACACAAGGTCGCCGCAAAGCATCGGCGTTTCAAGACTGGTCAGCAGATACCATACAGCAAGACACAGTGGTGTTTGAGGATGATGCTATTACCATGATTGCTGACATCCTGGACTGTGACATGTACACTGCTGACATGTGGCGCAGAGCATTTGCCAAACGCAATGAAGACAAGATCTATGAGTTTATGCAGTTGATTGGTGATCACCCCAAACGTGATCGTGTGTTGGCGTCGCTACGTGAACTCAGTCACTTTGGCCTGTGTCGAGCTCATGCCACCAATCTGGGTCGATTGATCTGGGCCTTGGCCTATCAAAAGGCACACAATCCTGAGGCTTTCTGGCGAGCCTGTTTGAAACACTGCCAAGGCAGTTACAGCAGTTGGGTGTATTATCAAGAAGCCAAACTGGCCGGGGCTGTGCCTTCGCCCAGCCAAGGTGGTGAGTGTGCTGAACTGGCCAGAACTGGTCGTTGGAGCAGCAGTAATTTTATTCCGGCCTGCACTGAAATAAGACGACCTGGAGAAGTGGAGTTTTTGGGTCTGGTGGCCAATTATCGTGTGTTCAAAAGTGGCGCCAAAGACTACATAACCTTTGCCACTCTGGGCACTGGCAACGGCCGTTATCTAGATGTGATAGTGCCACATGCCATGTCCTTCAGCGATCAACCAATCTTGTGGGGCAAGGGCCGTTTGGACTATGCAAACAGTTCAGAATGTGTTAAAGTGTACAAAAGCAAACGCATGAAATTACAGGACATTGAGCACATAACATAATGGCTAGACTACACATATACCCTCACAGCGAACCCCGACAAGATTTACATATCATAGCAGACCCAGCGGCTCTTAGAGCACTGGCACAGGCATGTATGAACGCGGCCAAAACTCCACAAGGGTTTGAACGAGTGCAACTGCACACCAGTGACGGACACGAATACCATGCCATGATTGTGGCTGGTGTGAGTGAATCTGAATGGCAGGCTACACCGCCGGCCTACATGAAATCCACTGTGCCTTCCATTGCCACGCTGGAAGATTACAACACCTTGCGTCGAGAACTGCAGGCTTCTAGGCAAGACACATTGCAAAATTAGATCACAATTTGTGTGATCTAGTATAAGTATATGTACACTAATGGAGGGTGGGCTATGAAACAACGGAAATTGATTTCCAAATTGTATCGTGCTTGCATTGACCACGACGAGAAAACTATTCAGGACCTGCGCATGAAGGAGTTCCGGAAGATTGCTAAACGCCGAGCTGAGGGCAAGTCATTTGATACAAAATGGACCCTGGTTAGAATTTAGACTTACATAAATTTGTAACACAACTGTAACACATCTAGCTTTAAATACTGGATGCAAAAAACCTATCGCTCAATTTTCATCAGCGATTGCCACCTCGGCACAAGAGACTGCCAGGCTGCACGACTCAATAACTTTCTCAAAAACAACACCTGCGAAACGCTATATCTAGTGGGAGATATCATTGATGCTTGGAAAATCAAACAAAACAAGTGGCGCTGGAAACAGAGTCACACCAATGTTATTCGCCGTGTGCTGGGTCATAGCAAGCGCGGTACTAGGGTTGTATATGTGGCTGGTAATCACGACGAGTTTCTTAGACCCTTCATGCAGTATGGCATTGGGTTTGGTATAATTGAATTGGTAAATCAAACTGAACACATAGGTGCTGACGGCAGGCACTATCTTGTGGTACACGGAGATTTGTTTGACGGCATCACTAGATTGGCGCCGTGGTTGGCAATATTGGGAGACAAAGCATATGACTTCATCCTTGGGCTCAATACTCGGATCAATTGGATTCGTCATCGTATGGGTTTTGGTTACTTTAGCCTTAGCCTGTTCCTTAAACACCGGGTCAAAAAAGCAGTAGACTTTATATTTCACTTTGAACACAATCTTGCTGGCTACTGCAAAAAACGTGGCTTTGATGGTGTGATATGTGGACACATACATCATGCCGAAATAAAACAAATAGATGGTGTCACATACATGAACGATGGCGACTGGGTAGAGTCATGCACAGCCTTGGTAGAGCACCACAATGGCAAGTGGGAAATCATAACTTGGACACAGGAGCACGACAATGTCAAAGACGATATTGATCATAACTGACAACTTACCGGATCAAATCAATGGCGTGGTTACCACTTACAAAAATATTGAGGCGTGTGCTGTTCGTGACGGTTATAACTTTGTGGTGCTGGATCCCAGGCGGTTCCGCTACATTGATTGCCCTGGCTACAACGAAGTCAAGATTGCCTATCCCCGGAACCTCGGCCAGAAGATTGAGGAGATATCTCCGGATTATATCCATGTCGCCACAGAGGGTCCTTTGGGTCTGTGGGCTCGAGCATATCTTTCACTGGCTGGTATTTGCCACAATACCGCTTATCATACTAAGTTTCCAGAAGGACTTAAGAAACTTTTTGGCATACCTGAGTGTGTCACTTGGCGATTTGTTCGCTGGTTTCACAAGCATAGTGGCAAGGTTTTGACCACAACGGACAGCATGGTAACAGAATTACAAGCACATGGGTTTGATGGCGAAGTGATTCCCTGGACCCGGGGTGTGGACCGTGATGTGTTTCATCCTGCACACCGAGCAAAAACCACCAGCAGATACCTGCTGTGTGTGAGCCGTGTGAGCAAAGAAAAGAATCTCGAAGCATTCTTTGAGCTGGATTATCCTGGGTATCTTAAAGTCATGGTAGGCGATGGTCCCATGTTAGAGACCTACAAGAAACAATACCCTGATGTGCATTTCACAGGGTTCAAAACAGGCCAGGATCTGGCCTGCTACTATGCCAATGCAGAAGTGTTTGTGTTTCCTAGTGAGTGGGAAACATTTGGTATTGTGATGATCGAAGCCATGGCATGTGGAACGCCGGTTGCTGCTTTTCCTGTGCAAGGCCCATTGGATGTGGTTGACGAGGGTGTGACTGGATGTTTGAATGACGATCTAAAACAAGCAGTCAACGATGCTCTCATGCTGGATCGTAAACTGGTCTGGAACGGTAGTGCTCGTTGGTCATGGGATCGAGCCTGGGAAATTTTTAGAGACAATCTGGTACCTGTTGTGTCATAAATATGCAACAGGAGAAGCCATTATGCATAATAAAGCAATGGCGTTGTTATTCTGCCTAATCAGCTCTATAGCCCACGCCCAGGAAATTATAGATTTACAAAAGCCCTTGAAGTGTTCAGATGCACAAGTAGTCATGAACTATTTTGTAGACATACACAAAGAAATACCAGTTTGGGTTGGCAAATCAGTACACGACACCCATATAACATTGTTGATAAATTCAGCAACTGGTTCCTGGACCATGATAGAATATGGCGCTAAAATAGCATGTGTACTGGGTGCTGGTGAGAACCGGACAGACAGCAAACCTAAAATTTAAAAAGTTTTCTCAATGTAACCAGTCCATTGATCATCCGGTGGACTGGCCTGGTGCTGTTGTATACGTTCTAGTAAATTGCTATAAAAACTGTCTAATTCACCATTCCATTTTCCCATGAGCTTTTCTATTGCGTGTTCACAGTAGGTCCAGTGTCTTTGTCGATAATAACACAACAAATTATGATGTGTTTCTTTGTAGGCCTCCAGGGTGGCATATTCATCCATGGGAATTTGTTCAATCAAACAGTAGGCCGGCGCAAGTTGATTTTTTTCTTGGTCAATGAATGAGTCTAATTCTAACAGAATAAATCTGTCAGCGAATTCGTTGATGTCTTGATTAAAAATAATCTTCATGGTAATTCCTTTTAAATATGTATCATGAGTATTGCATTTGATTTAATTTCTGATTTACACGTTGAGACCTGGCCAAACTTTGACTGGTCAGGACAGGCTACCAGTCCTTATGCCATAGTGGCCGGAGATGTTGCACGTGATCGAACTGTGTTGTTAGAAACTTTGATACATCTTGCGCAATGCTATCAGGCTGTTTTTTATATCGACGGCAATGACGAACATCGGTATTTTTATGATGATCTAAACAGCAGTTATGCTGATCTAGTTCAGACAATAAAAAAAATACCCAATCTTGTATTTTTGCAAAACAATGTTGCAGTGGTAGATGGTGTGGCCATACTGGGCACAAATGGTTGGTGGACTTATGATTTTGACCAGGGCATAGATGCTGAACAAACATCACTGTGGTTTCAAGAACAATGTCAAGTTAGTGGCCAAGTGGCCAAAACTGTGGGACGTTTGGCCACCAATGATGCCACATACATGATCAACAGTGTTAAAAGTTTGCAAACTCACAATGATGTTAAAAAAATTATATGTGTGACTCACACAGTGCCCGATGCACAGTTAATTGCACACGACATGGATCTTGATGGCAGCATACGATTCAATACCATGGGCAACAGATTCATGACCAAGGTACTGAGTGCAGACACAGAACACAAAATTCACACCTGGTGTTTTGGTCATTACCATGGATCAGCAGATCAGATTCGACACAATGTGCGTTTTGTCAACAACTGTCGAGGACGTGGAGATACCAAATGGCGGAAATATGTATATCATCCGTTACGAATTGTGATAGATGTTTAATTTACAGTTTCGGGTTCCAGCTTGATTTGCAGTGGATAGCTCTGTGATCGTGCGCTGAGTGTAACTTCAATGCCTTTTTGTTCGGCAATTTCATAAGGTAACACTGCCACAGTGGCCTGCCCTGCTTCGTGAATGTCCACAGTGATCTGTTCAGCTGTGGCTGCGGTGTAATCAAAATACTCAATCAAACTCTCTACCACAAATTCCATTGTGGTTTGATTATCGTTTAGATAGATAACTTTGAACATAGGCGGCTCTTTGACGGCCTCTGATGGTTTGATTCTGGTGCGTGTGTCGCTCTGTGCCATTTCTATTCCTTGCGCTTTTACTCAATCAGTGACAGCAGGATTGCTGTCACTGTATTTACATTATATCACTCTTTGTACGAGATCGCAATGGTCTTTGGTTTGGCATCTTCGGGCACTTCACGTTTCAAGTGAATGCTAAGGATACCCAGTTCAAGATGTGCATTGCTGATTTCCACATGGTCAGCCAATTGAAATTCTCTGCGGAAACTTCTTTCGCTGATGCCTTTGTGTAGATATGTGTAGTTGGCATCATCTTGATCTGCCAGCTTTGTTACACTGTGTGTGCCTTCAATAATCAAGAATTTTTTGTCCTTGGTAACTGAAAGGTTGTCATGTCCAAAACCGGCCACAGCCAAACTGATCATGTACTCATCATCATTGATTTGCACAATGTTGTAAGGTGGATAGTTGTTGTTGCCTTGTTGAGCACTCACACGCATGAATTCATCAAACATGTTATCAAAACCGATACCAAATTTGTGAATTGCAGGAAGATCGAATGTGCGAAGGGTTAGAGTTTTTGTCATTTGTTTTCTCCTTTATTAAGCAAGATGACTTTTGAAATGTAGCCCCACCATGGGCACTACATGTATATTTATAACAGAAATTTTACTTGGTGTCAATTATTTTGATCATTTTTCGTAGTGCTTTGGCAATTTTTTCATGCCCTGATTTAGTTGGGTGACCGCTCTGAGCAAGGGTCCATACACAGGGATTTTTATCATTTATTAATTCTTGAAGACTTCGGTGTTCATGTTCTGGATAAAATTCTCTAGTGATTGCAAATTCGCCATTGTTATAAAATTTATTGGCATCCACACTTTTCCATAATGGTACAGTTTCCCATCCAAACATGTAATAGTCATTGATGTTGTACAAACTGCACAATCTCTGCAATGCCAACACCGTGACATTAAGATTGAAGTCTCCTAGAGAGTCGGTGTAGCATCTGTAATAGGCATTTTCTTGTGGACCACCAGTTATTGCTGTTTGTGGTGAACAGTGTATGATTTCATCTGTGCTGTTATTATACAAAAAAGTCCTGGCTCGGGCAGTTAAAAAAAACAAAGCATGGTATCTATGCTTAGGATGATATCTTGTATCTATAAAATTTTGAAACTGCAAAATCAAGTGCGGTAAACTAGTGGCGCCTACTGCAAAATCCAAACAATAGATGCCTAATTGTTGTGACAGTAGATTGCTATATGCCTGTTGTATTGGGTTTTCTAAATTATTTCCGGCTGCCCAACTGTCGCCAAAATTAACCAAATAATCCATTAGTGTGTGCGTGGAGGTAGTTGTTGACTCTCAAGCTGTTTGCGCCAGCGATTCTTGGCAGCACTGCGTTTGAGTTTACGAGCTGTGGTGGGCTTGATGTAAAATTCACGTTCACGGAGATCATTCAGCACACCACTATCTTGAACTTTTTTCTTGAATTTGCGAAGAGCTTTTTCTATGTTGTTGTCTTGTACCAACACTGATCTAGCATGCTTCTTATTCATTTATCTCTTTGAGCTCCTTGGGAATATTTACCTGCTGGGTATCAATAGACACTGTGCGGATTCCGTGTTTGCGATATCGAGCCAAGTTGTACATGTGTGGCAACAACACACGTTCTAATTCTGAGTGCAGGCCACGAGCACCAGTTTTGTTGGCAATGGTGCGTTCAGCAATCAATTCCAAACTGTCCGAGCTAAATTGCAATTCCACTTGATCTCGCTGAAACAACCATTGATACTGGCTGACATAACTGTGTTTGACTTCTTGCAAGATGCGTATCAAGGATTCTTTAGTGAGCTCTTCCAACGCAACCCAACTGGGGAAACGTCCCACAAATTCTGGAATCATGCCAAACTTGATTAGGTCTTCAGGTGTGGTTTGATCCAAGTGTGCGTTCTTGTCATTGTTGACGTTGGCATTGAACCCAATAGAAGTACCTTTTATTCGGCCTTTTACAATATTATCTAGTCCAACAAATGCACCGCCGGCAATGAACAAGATGTTGGCTGTGTCAATTTCCACAGTTTCGCCTGCAGGATGTTTGCGACCTCCTTGAGGAGTGATTCTGCATCGGGTACCCTCTACCAGTTTGAGCAAGGCCTGTTGCACACCCTCTCCTGACACATCTCGAGTGATACTGGCACTCTCGCTGCGGCGTGAAATTTTGTCAATCTCGTCAATAAACACAATGCCACGCTGTGTCTTGGCCACATCACTGCCTGAGGCTGTGTATAATCTGGTGATCAGGCTTTCCACATCATCGCCCACATATCCTGCTTCGGTCAAACTGGTGGCGTCAGCAATCACAAACGGCACATCCAAATAACGTGCCACAGTACGTGCCAACAGCGTTTTACCTGACCCTGTTGGGCCAAGCATGAGTATGTTGGCCTTTTCAATCTCCACGTCAGCATCTGCATTGGCTATGCGTTTGTAATGATTGGCAATGGCCACACTCAGCACTATCTTGGCATGGTCCTGCCCTATCACATACTGATCAAGATGTTCTTTGATGGTCTTGGGATCCAAGGTGTCATCAATGATTTCTTTATTCTTGTTGGGCAACTCTTCTTTGAGTAATGTTTGGCACAAGTCCACACACTCGTTGCAGATTGAGACTTCGCTGCCTACTATGAGTTTGGCCACTGAATCTTTGTGTTTGCCGCAAAAACTACAGGTATCTAATGTGTCTGATGATTTCATATTTTAATAGATTTTACACGACGAGCAATAGCATCAGCTTCTGCGTCACTCAACATGTCAGGGTCGTATTCGCCAGATTCCAATTGTGCAATAAGATGCTCAATGTATGCATTGTCGTAGGTATAGTTATCAGTGAGATGTTTGTCCACAATGATCCAATTTTGTCCATTGTACTTGTACAGCACATTGGGCATGCGATCCACACGCATGAATATGTCGCCTTTTATGGCATTGTCTGGAAAAACAGTGCCAAACCCCGACAAGGGTTGTCTGTTGAGATCATTGTCTGCCATCAGACTCATCCAGGGCAATTCTGCAATTTTGCCCACAGCAAATCTAGCACGTTGTTCTTTGAGAGTGCTACCGGGATTGGCGTCTTTCCAGTCTTTTATGGCTTTTTTTATTGGGTCATCTTCATTGATAGAGTCAAGTGCCTGATGCTCAACATCTTGTGCCAGTTTATCTAGATAGTCCTGATTGAATTCCACAGGCCGGGTGTGACGGGCCTGATCAAATTCAGCAATGACCTGTTCCACTTCCTTTTCAGTCAACGGATTGCTTTCCAAGTCACCATACATCCAACCTGGCGGATGTGGATCAGCTGGATCTTCCACCTCAATTTCATGATCAAACGTGTCGACAGGATGTTCACCAGGATCGTCGAACAGTTGACTGGTCTTGACAATCTCACCTGTGGGCAATTCTGGCTGCGCTGTCGCACGTAGTTGGTCAATTTGCTCTGGTGTCAATGGGCCATCATCGGCCTCGTAGGCAGGGCGAGCGGCTCTGGCCTCACGCTGCCACTTCATGCTTTCTGTAGCGGCCAGCACCATCATGATGGCTAGGGGATCAAACACCACAACCAATATGATTATAACCCAACGCACAGCACGTTCTAATAGATTGGCATCTGGGTTGTCACCGTAGATGAACGCCGCGATATACTTAATTGGCCCAACCTCAGCTTCGATCTTGCGTACCTCGGCGGCAATAGGCGCACGGGAATCACTAAGTTCTGCAATGGACTTCTGCGACTGTAATATTTCAGCTTGAAGTCTAACACGCTCTTTCTGCTGGGCTCTTCGCAGAGCCACAGCCTTGTCGGCACCTTTTTCATCTGCTGAGCGGCCCAATACCGAGTCCACTCCCTCATCCATTTGTTTAAGTGCTTTACGGTTTGCTTCAATATTTTCCTTTTGGGTTTTGATTTTTTCATCATATATTGCAATCTTGCTTTGTGCGTCACCGCTGATCAAGTTTTGGTCACTGTGTGCCTTTGATAAGAAACCAAAGATACCCATTGACGTGATCACCATGAGCATGCCCACTGCTGGTACCAGATATATTTTCATCAGCAGTCGGCAACGGTCCCAGTATTCGTGCAACCATACTGTGACAGTGACCTTGGCCACTTCCAGAATGGATCCCATGATGATGATGGGTATGACTGCCGAAGCAAAAATAGCAGTAAGGCCCAGTATACTGTACCAGGCCGCAACCACGCTCAATGAAAGAGCGGTTAACAATGTGAAATAACTGAGGAACATAGGTTTATTTATTGGGTTTTATACGAACTTGCACAGCTAGTTTAACAGCCAGCCATGTGGCAATCTTCTGATCGGGTACGTTAAACCAAACCCATATGGATTTGTCATTGTCCCACATTAAATTTTCCAGTCGGCGTTTGACATGATTTTGACCCTTCCAGTTGTTGGCGCCAACCACTTGATTGAGTTCGCGAATCACTGCATACCAGTCTTTGACAGTGCGTAACTCAATCTGAATACGGTGCATGACCAAGGGCGTTGATTTAAGAGAGTCAAGGGATTCAAACATACTCAACGCAGAGGTTTCAATTTCAACAGACATTACTATCCTTTACACTGTTTTTATCTACTAGGCATACTCCACTGGTTACCAGCCAGTGTTTTGACCTGTTGCCAGGTCTAGCCAGTGTCTCATCCTACGGGATTTCTGCTTCAAATGCCACGGCGCCGAGCAGGACCGGTTAAAGATCTTTTCCTGCTCTGCCCATCAAGCCACCCAATTTCCCTGGTCATGCATAGCTATTATACTGTGACTATCGGGCGTTGTCAACTTGTATTTTACTTAATTCACACACCAGGAGAAACTGCTCGTAGGCCAGTTGCACAGCAGGATTGGTCATGAGTTTTTCTGCTTCTGCTTGCATGGCCTTGACTCCAGCTTCAGCACAATCGTGTATGCTAAGACCTTGTAGTGTGCAAAGCTCATCTCCAAACGCCGCCGCCAATGCTTCCCAGGCTTTTTTCTGCTCTTTGGTAATGGCAGTACGTGGAGGACGAAGTTCGGCAGCTTTTGAAATAGCACGGCGTATAGCATCTTCTGCAACACGACCAGCGGCAATCATGGCCGCATAGTTGGGGTCAATGTTGTAACGACGACTTTGACCACCAGGATAGCACATCACAATATGTGTGCCCTGAGAGAAACTGTCCAGGTACTCGCTGTCGTATTCACTCACAGGCACATACTTGCGGCCACGCTTTTCGTAGTAGATTTTTTTAGTCACTGTATACTCCATTGTGTTTTTGCATATCCCATATGCACTCGATAATTGTTGTATGTGCCAGTCAAACTGGTCACAAAAAAGTTCCATTTGTTGTCAACTTTGACTGGCAACATTATGCCTTTTACATTGAGATCACCGTTGACCAACGTTCTAAAATCAAAAAGTAGGGATTCAATCTCTGCAGATCTTCGCTGTTCAAAACCACCTGCCCCGTTGTTGATCCATATTTGGTTGGCACTTGCACCTGATTGGGCGGTGTTCATTAGCCATATGTCAGGGCGTCCATCTTGATTGAAGTCAACAATTTTTGGAGTGTAGGCAGCTAATACCACTTGATCGTAACCTGGCAGTGTGGACTCAGTAAATTCAAAGTTTCCCTGATTGAGATAAATTTGCACATAGCTTTGTGCGCCTTTGATACTGTCTTGTTCAAACAAATAACTTATGGTCACTAGGTCCTGACGACCATCGTTGTTTAAATCTGCTACCATACAGCTGACATCATGACTGCGTTCGTTGGTGACACTGTTTCGGTCAAAATAAGGAACTGGTAATGTAGCAACTCGGCGTGGGGTCAAATCAGCATTGTATTTCACAATCCAGGTATCATTCAACGGCAAGCCACCTGACTGATTCATGACATCTGTGACTACAATTTGCACATCACCCGAGCCATCAAAGTCGCCCGAACACATTCCACTACCAACAACGTTTTTGCCAATTGTACGTTCGCGATAGCTAAATCCACGGCCTTGATTGTTGATCCACATGTTGCCTTGTTGTGTTACCACATCTGGCCAGCCGTCACGATTGACATCAACCACTGTGGCACCATGAGTCCAGGTCAGGCCATCAAGTTGAATTTTTTCATGAGCTTGCCCGTAGCGACTCAAAAACGCCACTGAAGGATTTTCAAGTATGCCCGGTTCATCAGTAAAGCCGGGAAAAAACACATCATCAATTCCGTCGCCATTGAAATCAGCAATCAAGGGGTAATTGACTGATATAGCAAAATTACTGCCCAACACAGTAGAGGTCACATCTTCAGAGTCTCCTGTTGTGGCAATGCGATAAATTTTCACTGGCGGGGCATCTAAACTGCCTGCATACCATCCAGACAAAATCACATATTGTCCGCCAATGCCATCAAACTTGGCCGATGCCAAGGATGGAATCAAAGTTTTTATTGAGACTGAGCCTATGGAACTCAGCAGGACTCTGGTAACTGCCGAGACAGTGGCCGAGACAGTTGGCGTAGTAGTCGAGACAGTTGGCGCAGTGGTTGCAACTATTTGTTGGGAACCGTTGATAGTCACTGCTACCGATTCTTTACTGCCAACTGAATAGTCAGCATTGTTGCTGATGGCAACAGTGGAGGTTGCACCACCGCCTCCACCGCAACCTGTTAGAGCCACCAACAACATGGGGATTACAAGTTTCAACATGGGAATTCTCCTGATTAAATTTTATTGCCTGCTTCGAAATCTCTAAAACGTAAAAATCTTGGAAACCTCAGACTGTACGATCCGTCTTGGTTTTGAGTAACTGCGTCCGCTTGGACTTCAACCAAGTGACCAAGTAACTGATCCCTATTGGCCCAATACTCATCACGAACAGCATCACTAAACCCACTGCCAACATTAACATGAATTCTACGGTCATTGTCTTCTCCTTCACAAATTATAGCACCCAACCGGTTTTCATTCTTACCAGTCCCTTGTTCAAAACCCACAATTTTCAAATCAACTGTGATTGTGGGTTTCCATTTCATCCAGGAATCTGTGCGTTTGCACAGGTACGGAGCATCCATGCTCTTGATCATGATGCCTTCGAATCCACCCTCTACAGCGGCTTCGGCATAGCGTTGCATGATGTCATGCCCTTCGGCTGTGTCAAGGTCCACTTCCAGGCCGTTCATGATCTGTATAGGCCCATTGTCGGGCAATTTGGCACGTACACGTTCCAACATTTCAATGCGTTTGTGTTGTTGTGCGTTGTAGTGGCCTTCGATAAAACTATCCAGCGGTATGATATCAAACACGTGATACACCATGCCGTCTGTGACAGCATCCGATTTGCGGTGTGCTTGTTTCATTAACTTCTGAAAACTTTCTCCCACAATCTCACCGTCCAGTACAAAACGGCCACCATAGTAGTGAGTAGCAAAAAATGCCTTGCTGTTGTCTTCTATGGCTTGCACAATCTGCGGAAAGTTTTCAAACTCTTTGCCATTGCGGCTGTACAATGTAACGCTGGTACCTTGTACCACTGCCAACACACGCACACCATCCAGTTTACATTCCAGGCGTTTGATGCCCTTTAACTTCTTGGGTTGGTCTGTGGAGTCTTGTGCCAGTTGGCAACTGAACACAGGAATCCGCCAGGCGGTCCGGCCCAGCACCTTGTTCAAGGTCTTTTCTGAAATACCACAGCGCAGGTCTTTGGTAATAACACGCCTACAAAGATTGTTCCATTCTAAGGAATCAAAGCGTTTCATTGTTTCTAAGATGGCATCTCTAGCACGATGGCCGGTGAACGATCGTGTGCGTAGGCCTTCCAGCAATCCCCAGAACACAGGCCAAGGGTTTTCGGCATGTTCAATGCCAGAACTTTCAGGCACCTGTTTCACATGGAATGTATAATAAGGATTGTAGGCCTGATAGCAGTTGAACAAAAAACACTGTGCATTGGCACTGCCCAGTTTTGAAGCCATCAAGGCTTTTTCAATCACTCGTTCTTTGTGCAAGCGACTGTCAGAACTTTCAAGGTCTCTTATCCAATCAGCTGCCACAGTGATACCGTTGAATTGTTTGTGGGCAAAGTCAATGTCATTCATATATTTACAGGGTTACCATGAACTGTTGTAGAATACTTTGAAACCCATGAACATTTCTGCACGGGCCATCTGGATGAATTTTAAATCATCATTGTAGTAATAGTCATCCGCATCGTTGCCAAAAAAGAATCCCGATGTGCCCGGCAGTTCACGTTCTTTTATTACATACTCCAGCAACTCCAAGTCGTCAGCATCAAGTTCCAGTTCAATACCGTTGAAGTTGTCAACTTCACGCAGTTCATTGCCTTCACGAGCTAACCACAGTCGGGCCATCCATCCGTGCAGGTTAGGGTGTTTGCGCCAGTAGGCAATTTCTCTTGGCCGGTTGACGTTGGGGTTGCGGTGATCTTTTATTTCATTGTCCCACTCTGCACCCTCGTAAAATTCTTCTTGCTGGCCTGCCCGAGCGGCCACGTATGCGTACATGTCAAGTCCCATGTGTCTCTCCGTTAATCAAGTGCAACATTTTTCATTGGCTCAGTACCAGTCCAGTGTGCCTGTGTGACACACACGCCTCGGTACTGCACACCCATTGGGTGCTCACCTTTTTTGGGCAGTGTTTTGATTGCTCGCTCGCATGCAGTTTTGGTAGGCATGGTCACAGGCACTTTGTCTATGAAGTTGCCACCGGGGCTGAGCATAGCAACGATCAATATCCATTCATTCATTATGCAGCCTTCAAAAAGTCTTGGTGCACCATGAACGACCCGGCACCGTGACGGGTAGGCGCAATCTCTATTATCTCTCCATATGTAGAAATCACAAAATACTGTTGACCTTGATATGTGACCATTATGCGGCCTCCAACATGTTAGCAGGCACCTTCCACAGCGTCACACCGTCTTTGACTGTGACATACTTGATGGCCACCTTTGTCACTGTGCCTGTGACAGTGAAACCACGTTTGGTGCTGTGAAACTTCACTGTGTCACCTTTGGTGAACTCACGGATTTTTTGCTTGCCTAACTGGGCACGAGCATACTGCACCGCATTCACAATGCTGGTGAGTTGGTCGTTTGTAAAATTGCCAAACATGATTGCAGTGTTGACTTCTTGGATTGTTGCGTATGTCATTTCAGGCTCCTTTTGTTACAATATGTCCATATTATAGCATTTTGGCAATTATTGGTCAACCACCAAAAAGGTAATACTCAAGTATTACATGCTCCAGAAAGTTTCGCTGGCGGGTGAGCAACAGTTGGGAGTGTTGACATCTTCCAGGAATTCTTTGCCAGTCATTAGGTTGACACGTTCTACCATGCGGGGTTTGTAGTACTTGGTGGCAATGATGCTGAGTTGATCCACAGCCCACCCTGCTTTGCGGCAAAGACGAGTGCGGGTGGCACGTGCGGCACCGAACGTTTTATATGCACGGGTTTTCATAGGACCATCTGTTACAATAAGTCCAGTACCTTTTGAAACAATGTAATACATTTTGGCTCCTTTTTTGCTACTCTATGCCTATATTATAGCAAATTGGGAATTATTGGTCAAGTACTACTCTAGTACTAGTTTTTTAGCACAACGCACGGGCTTCGGCCACTGTGTATTCTGAGTTGCTCAAGGTGGCCTGCGGGGAGACAGCATTGGGCTGACTGGGCACATCGTTGTCAGACTTTAGACCAATGGCATCAAGACCTGCGGTGTTGCGTCCTTCACGCAAGGCACCCACCATGGCCTGGCCCGACTGGTTGGCAGTGTTGGCAATGGCTTCTAAAAATTCAGCAGCCATGCCAGTTTGTGTTTCTTGTCCGTAGCCGGCCAGGGCAGGAATAAAAGCAGTGATGGGCAGTTGTGCGCCGGCGGTGAGTGTGGCGTAGTCAATGCTGGCTTGAGTTTGGAAGATACTTTCGTTGGCGCTGTGTTGTACCATTGCAGTCCAGGCAGTGTTCAAGGTGGTAGTAGCCGAGCCCATGGCAGTGATGGCTGTGCCAATGGCAGCATTGGCCTCAGTGATCAATCTAGTCAAGGCTGCATCATATGTGGCATAGGTTGGTGTGTTGTAAGGAGCAGGAAGAACAATCGTGGGTGGCGCACCGTAAGTGTTGGTAGACACCAGGGTCTTCATATAAGAATATATGGTATTGAGTGTGGTCAGTGTGCCGGCTGTGAGTTGTGCCGAGATGGTGGAAGTCACAGAAGTCAAATAATCGTTGTAAGGAATACCGGCAGCTGATCCAAAAAAGTCTGTGGTCAAATATGTGCCATTGGGTCCCGAGCCTTTGGCCAATGTGCTTTGATAATAGGCAGTCACCGCAGCAGGTATAGGGGTAGGGGTATTGGCTGCCAGGTCTAGGCCTTTCATTGTGCCTAGTTTTTGTGAGTATGCCACAGTTTTTGCGGCTGTTTGTGTGATTGTGGTCATTGCAGTATGGCCGCCAGTTGTGCAGCAGTGGTATTGGAGACGCCTTTTACTTGCTGGAATGCAATTTGCAAGGCACGACTGGCTGCGGCCTGTTCCTGTGGCACAATTTTGCCCAACTCATCACAACCCAAAGGAGTAAGTGTGCCCGAGTTGAGTATGGGAGCGACTGCACTGTTAACTGTGGCTCCTGCAACTCCTGTGGCTGTGTCAATGTTTGTATTATAGATCAGTACCGGGCCGTTGGGAGTCGGCAGTGTGAGACTGGGATAGCTGGTTGGAAATATATTCACAGGATTCAGCAAATCAGACATGGCAGTGATATTGGGCAAGGTGCAGTTCAGAATATCCAGTACTGTTTGCAAATCAGCGCCAGTCACTGCAAGCAATCCAGGATAAGCTGCCTTTTGTAAACGATCAAATTGATTGTCTGTGAGGCCAGCGGGATTGAACAAACTTTGTTGGTTGAGATTCACAAGATCAGCTATGTTCTGATTGGTAAGTCCTTGAGCTTGCAGGGCCGCAGTCACAGCCGGGGTTGATCCATTTTGAATATTGCCTTTCACAGCCAACTGATGCAACAATGCAGCCGGGGTACCAAAGCGGTCAACGTTCTCAAAGTCAATCAAGTCGCCGGTCAAGGCAAGATCTGCGCCAAATGCAGGAAACGCCAAGTTGATCTTGGCAATGTCTCCAGTGATCAGATTGTTCATGTTGGTAAACGTGGGACCAAGATAATCTGTGCTGTTGGCGTTGACTACACTGTTGATGATTGCGTTGGTGAGACTGATGTAGCCCTGTGCGGCTCCAAATGCCTGAGCAAATTTTCCAAAGTCGCCACCTCCAAGATATGTGGCAGCACTGCTGGTTATGGTACCGGTGTATCCAGTGTTGCCCACTGTCCAGGCTATATTGCTGGGCACTGAATCTCCCAGGGCAGGACAGTAGTTGCCTGCAACATTGGCACCCAATATTTTGAGATTGGCTATTGTACCAGCGCTGATGCTCAGACTCACATTGCTCACTGCCGCATTGATGGTGAACAACAAATTGGCAATGGGTGCCAATGCATCGTAGCTGGCAATGTTGTTGGACAAGTTGGTGTTGGCAGTGATGGCGTTGCCTGCGTAAAATCCCACACCTGCGGTGAGTTGTAGTGGTGTTGCTACAGACTCTGCCATTATGCTGCTCTCACTGTGGCACTACCGGCCACTCTGGGATGGCCACAAGTGTCCGCATCGCCATTGCGTATCACAGGCTTATTGCCCGCACGTACTGAACCAGAGCCACCCGACGTCACTGCTGAACAGTGTATGCCGCAGCCTTTTTTACCACAACAGGGATGCGGTGAGACTGAAATGCCAGGCACCACAATGGGACGACCATTCACACGCACAGATGCCACTCCCGAAGTGTTGACACCACCTGATGAGTTTGGATCTCCTTGTCGTTGCACTGCTGGCATGTTATCCCATCAAAATTTTGCTGCGCACAGGCTTGATACCTGTTGTGGCTTCTAGGTAACTGTCGCCCACATCTTCGCGCACAGGAGCAATCATGGCCACGCTGGATATATTTACCGTGACATCTGACTCAGGATCTGCTGTGAACAATGAGTTCATCAACTGTATGCCCTGCTGTCCCGGCACCACTGCCACAGGCTTGCTGATTGTGTAAGTATCTGTTCCAATACTCACAATCTTTGCCACTATCTCTTCACCATAGCCCATGCGCATGGTGTATGTTTTTCCTGCTTCAATCATTGAGTTTCTTTCTGAGTTCGTTGAATCCACCTACATATTCTTCATCCAAGAAGATTTGTGGTACTGATCTGGCAGTTGGCACTGCTTCTAATAATTGTTCGCGAGTCCAATCGTGACTGATGTTGCGGAATTCATATTCTATGCCTCGACTTTCTAACAAGCCCTTGGCCTGTTCGCAGAAGGCGCATTGGTCTTTGGACCATACTATGGCTTTCATTTGTTTTTCCTTATTTTGTTGCGGCAGCAGTGGTCACTTGAATGTTGCTCACACTCCAGTATGAGCTGGTGTTGTTGCACAGCGCACCCCAGCTGCAACTGCCATTCCACCATGGTGCAGAGCCAGGCCCAGTGGGGCTGTAGCCTTGCCAGAATGAGATAACAGGCCAGTAGCCATTCTTCATTGTGGCTACCAAGTCAGTCATGTCCACTGTGCCGCTGCCTTGTGCGCCTGATCCATTGTTGGTGTCATAGACCACAACTATTGTGGAACCTTGTTGATAGGTTAGTGTCATTCTAGGTGTGTCATATGTGATACTTGCAACCATGTCAAACGGCTTGGTCATGTCAATGCCAGTTGCGTTGTGCAACCCATTGGCAGGATCGTTCTTCATGTTGGCACTGTTGAAACATGTGTTGTTCAGTGCTGTGCTGGCATATGCATATTCATAACGCTGTGGTGCTGAGCTGCCACCGGTGCCTAGATGCAGTGTAGTTTGAAACAGTTTGTTGCCGTTGGTTTCCATGAAATCAATTTCTCTACAGTTCCATTGATTGTTGTTGCCACCTGCATCACAGTATGCAGTACCGATTGGCTGTGCAGTTGGGTTGGTGGGATTCTGCACCATGTAGATGCTGGCATTCACATAGTTGTTGGACAACTTGCTTAGATCCACAGTGGCTCTAAATTCAGTGATATTGGCATAACTCTGTGTTGCAACAATTCTGCCTGCTTGGCATTGTGTACCAGACCCAAATGTTACAGAGTTGCCACTGATGACAGGTGCACCACCGGCGGTGCAATTTGCAGTGTAATCTAAGACAAACGACGGTGTTACTGCACCGGCTTTGGGTGCTTCACTTGTGGTCTTTGTACAAGCCGCTAATGCGACCAAACTTAATATAACTAATAGCTTTTTCATACTTTTTCCTTTATAAATTGGGTAATTCGTCGTAGTCCAGCTGATCACTCATGACGCCAATAACATAGTTAGTTGATTCGTTCTCTTGCAGTGCAGTTTGTTTCTTGCTGGTGTCCACATGCTTCATGAACCAAGGAATAGGGGTGCTACGTGGTGCAGGCTCCTGATACTTGACACCAATTTCTTTGAGTGCGCCCACTGCTGTGTAGTCCACAAAGTCCTTGAGAATGTTGGCATTGAGTCCGATCACAGGACCTTTCTGGAACAAGTAATCGGCCCAGGCCTTTTCCTCACGAATCACATCCAGGTACAACTGGTATACTTCTGCTTCACATTCTTGTTTGGCTTGTGCAAAGCGCGGATCTTCTTTGACCACTTGATTGATCATCCAAGCGGTCCAGTCCCGGTGCAGGATTTCGTCTTGCAGAATCAGGCTAATGATGTTGCCGTTGCCAATGAAAATACGGTTCTCTACCATGGCTAAACTTGTGGCAAACGATACCATGAATCTGAATGCTTCCAAGGCATAACTTGCGTTGAGTGCTAGCCAGATTGCTTTAATATGTGACTCTTCTGGACAATTATTTGGATCGTCATCTGTTTCTTTGATGCAGTTTAATTTGTGTAAATCATCATAGTACCGGCCCACACTTGATGCCATGTCCACAATCTCTCGGGTGTCGTGAATAGTGTTGAACACATCCTTGGGCACGTTGTAGATGTTGCGAATGATGTGGCTGTATGAACGACTGTGGATGTTGGTTTCAAAGAAACTCCAGTTGTACATTAGTGCTTCCAGTTCAGGAATACCCACCACAGGAGTAAACACCTGTGCCGGTCCACGACCTTGCAATGAATCCAGGGCTGTTTGACGCAGTAGATTTGACGTAAAAATATGTTTGACTGTGTCTGACGATTCTTTAAAATCGTTGGCATCTTTGGTCAAGGACACTTCTTCGGGGATCCAAAAGAAGCCACGTGCCTCTTGCTCAAATTTCACAAGTTTGTTGTACTTGACTTCTTCAAAGCGTTGAATTGTGACCGGTCCGGCAGGATCCAGAAACATCTTGCGATTGAGATAATCTGTTTTTGTTTTTAAGTTGTATTGTGCTTGGCTCATTTATATTTTCCTGATGCAAGTACTATCTTGCAAATTTGTTCTAACTTCTCTATGTGCTTGTAAGCACATCACGGTGTGGTGTCAATAGCCACAACACCGTGTCCTTTAATTCCAACTATATTGTAGGCAATGTTGCCTTCAAAGTCTAATTATGACTATACTTTGAGTTTATATATAGTGTCAACTACATGTTGCCAACCTGTCATGTCCGCTGAATCAGGTCTTTGATTTTCTATTGTAACAACGGAGTTTGTGTCAGTAAATATTTCACAACCTCTTTGAGCAAGGGCAAATTTTAAGTTATTGTAACCTATATTTCGATTTTTTAAACACATGTTCCAGTGAATTCCAAAATACCAAACAACTTTGAGATGCGGAACTATTTCAGTGAGATACCAAATGAGCTGGTCCGAATCATGAATCATTAGTTTTAATGCATCAGTTTTGATATTTAAAATAGAGTCAGCTGTTTGATATATGTACCCAGGAGCAGTTCCTATATATTGAGGCAAACTTTGTACCCATGAGTTTTTATTTTTGTTTTCATCAAAGAAAATCTGATGAGTATTTGTAAACCATTGAGTCGGCCAATGAGTGGTGATATCATAACTGTGTGTTGCCAGCACTACTGTTTGAATATTTTTTTCTTGTAGGGATAATTCAATATTTTTCCAAGTGGTTTCATAGATTGGATCATACTGGGTACAATGTTCCCAACAATCTATCAAAATTGCAATACCGGGAGGAAAATTATTGTCTAAACTCATTTCGTTTTTTTGTTAAAGTTTACAGCTTTCGCAATCTTCCACATCATCAAAATCAATTGCTTCTAATGGAGCAGCTTCCTTGTCTGCACGAGAGCCTTGCTTGTTGATCAAGCTGTAGTAGAATGTCTTGATGCCCCAGTGATGTGCTTGCATAAGATTTCGAGCAATCAACGTGGTAGGTACTTTACGATCTGCAAAGTGTGCAGGATTATAGAATGTGTTGGTGCTGATTGACTGATCGATGTATGCTGCCAACACAGCGGCGGTTTTCAAATAGCCCACACAATCTTTTTGCGCCCACATCATTTGGTACTTGTTTTTGAGTCTGTGATATTCGGGCACCACCTGTGTCAAACTACCTGCTTTGCTTTCTTTGACTGAAATCAGGCTCATGGGCATTTCAATGCCGTTGGTTGAGTTGATCACAACACTTGAACTTTCCACAGGCGCCACAGCCATCAAGGTGGCGTTGCGTACACCATATGCTCGCATGTTGCCACGCAAGGTGTTCCAGTCTAGCCCTGAATCAGGAGTGAAGTCTGTGAGTTCGTTCACCCCCTTGGCTCGTAGTTCCCAAGGAAACACACCTTGGCCGTAACGTGTGCAATCACTACCTTCGCACCGGCCACGTTCTCGAGCCAGCTCAACTGACGCTTCGGTCAGGTAGTAGGCCTGATGTTCCATCCAAGACTTGACTTCGCCTAGAGCTTCCTTCTCACCGTACTTGAGACTTCGCTTGGCATGCCAGTAGGCGAGATTGGTGATACCGATTCCCAGCGGTCTAATTTCCTCATTGCTGAGTTTAGACTGGATGGAAAGAAAGTCTTGATAGTCAAGAATGTTGTTGAGGCTACGATGCAGTATACGGCAAGCACGGCGCATGTCTTCTGGATTGCGGAACGCACCCCAATTGATTGAGCCCAGAGTGCAAAGTGCGATACGACCATTGCTGTCATCCAGACGTTTAAAGGACTTAGTAGGTAAAAGTATTTCACAGCAAAGATTACTCTGGTAGATGGTATGGTACTTAGGGTCAAATGGGCCTTGATTCTGCACGTTGTCAATGAACACTAGATAGATACGTCCTGTATCTGTTCTCTCTTTTAATATGCCACCCTTGAACACTTCTTCCGCAGCCATTACTTTCTTTCGAAGTCCACCCTGCTTTTCGTATTTGACATACAGTTCTTCAAACAGTGCAGTGTTTGTGTAGAACGCTTCATACAAATCAGGAACTTCGTTGGGGTCAAAAAAACTTATGTTTTCTCGGTTTTTAAATCGTCTCCAGAAGAAAGCACTAAGCACAACCCCATAATCCATATGACGGACTCGGGTTTCTTCTGTTCCTTGGTTGTTCTTAAGTACAATAAGATCATCAAACTGAAGATGCCAAATAGGATAAAATACAGTAGCACTTGCATTACGGATACCTCCCTGTGAGCATGAGCGCAAATCTCCAAACCATTTTTTTAGGAATGGTATCATACCTGTGTGCATGATCTCACCACCACGGATGGGACTGCCTAGCGGACGTAGTCGTCCTATCTCCAAACCAATGCCTGCTCGCTTGCTGGCATACTTGGCCATCATTTCACCTGAAGCAAATATACTGTCCAGATCATCGTCACTGCGGATAAGTACGCAACTACTAAACTGTTTAGTAGGAGTCCCAAGACCAGCAAGCACAGGAGTAGCAAGAGTAAACAGGCCATCACTGGCTGCTGTGTAATACTCTTTAATATAGCGCATGCGGGCACTGTTAGGTTCTTCCTTATGGAATACAGTGGCAGCTGCCACCATGTATCTGACTTGAGGGGTTTCATATGTTTTTCCTGTTGATCGATTTTTTACTAGATATTTTTCAATCAGCTGTTCCACTGCGGCATAACTGTATGATTCATCTTTGGCATGATCGATCATGTCGTTCATGCGGTTCCAGTCATCTTCTGTGTACCATTCCAGCAGTTCAGGAGTGTACAGGCCAGTGGCCACATTGGTTTTTACAATTTCATACAAATGTGGGGGATCGTATGAGCCGTACACATCTTTGCGTAGCATGCTGAGTCGCTGTTTGCCTGCCACAAACTGATAGTTGGTATGCCCCACGTCAGGGTTAGATTCCACGTCAATCAAGTCCACAATGGCACGTAGGGTAATACCATCAATTTCTTTGGTGGTAATACCATCATAAAAATGCAACTGTGCTTTGATTTCTATCATGCTCTGACTTACGTCAGCTATTCCGGCACACACCTTGGCCACTTGTGCTTGCCATTTTTCAATTTGCAATGGGTCACGACGCCCACTACGTTTTACAACTGTAATGCTTTTCATCTCATCCTAACGAATATTTTTGTTTTATTTCTTGTTGACTGATCTGGTGCTTGGGTTTTGATACACCTAGGCTGATATTTAACACTTGGTCCGGATCCCAATTCAGTATATATTTCTTTTGACTCACTAGGACTAAATTGTCTCCCATGTGTTCAATCATCAGAGCATCCTGCAGATCAGGCAGATCCAACAGTGTTATAGTATACAGTATTCCCAGCCCACGAGCAACCGGACAGTAAATGTTGTCACTCAATAACTGCCAAGGATCTGGCCAATCAGCCCGATCATCCCAGTGCAAATGGTATGCTGACCAAGGTGCTCGAAACCACCACTGATTGATTGACAACAATGCTGATTCAACATTGGTTGCCGCAGACTGTTCACGCAGTTGTGCCCAACTGTTGAGTCTTTCACTAAAATTACTAGGCCACATCAGGCTAGATGGGTCACACTGTAATTGATTGTTCCTGATATGCCTGTGTTGGTGGCAGTGATTGACACAGTTACATTACCACCAGCGCCATCGTCGGCAGCAGTCAAGGTCACGCCAGTACTGGCATTTTCTTGATAGTTGTCAACAAAACTGAACCCGCCCGATGCGTCACTTTTGCCACGTACCACAGTCAATGTTCCAGTTCTCACGGCTGTGTTTCTCAACATGGTATAATTCATACAAAACGCCTGTACCACTGTGGTATCAACAGTGAACATGGTTCTGGTAGCATTGTTTGTGATCACATTGCTAACACCGGCTTCCCGTACATAGGTTCCCAGTGCCGATTGATTGGCAATTGTGCTATTAACCACATTGTTTATGGTGTATTGCACAGCCGGTGTGTTGTTCATGCCCAAGGCCACCGAACTGGTATTTGTAAGTTCGACTCTGGGATAATAAGTGCCACTGCGCAAGGTCTGTGCAGTGGTACGCTGGAACATGTCACCAATGCTGACATTGTTTGTGGTTTTAATATCTATGACTGGGGCAGCAGCATAGGCATTGCCAAGATAGTGGTTGGCCACATCCAAAAATGTGTTGTAGGCTGACAAATTTAAACTTACAGAATCTATCACAATGCCTTGATTGTAGATGTTGTCAAACAAGTTTTCAATTATGCGGAAACCCAGAGGTCCACCGTTGACTGGTGATGCACTGCCCAGCACTATGCCTTGCGAAAGTGTGTCAAACACACTGTTTTTCACAGTGCAACCTTGCACCTGCTCGTCTGTGTTGATAGCATACGAAGCACCAGTGAATTGACATTGATCAAATGAAATTTGTGTGCAGATCAAACTACCACTACTGGAAAATTGTACACAATTCAATGCTTCAGCAGCAGTGTCCCCATTGGCAGTGACAAATGGTCCCGAAAAACCAACAGCAGAAAAATCTGCGGCCTGCGCTCGGTCAATCAAGCAAATGTTATGACTCACGCTGGAATCATTGCCATAGACCTGTGTTTCAAATGCCATATTGGAAACTGTAATGTTTTGTGGTGGTATAGCACCGTTGGTGGCAATGTCTGCTCCAGTCTGTTGCAAACTGTCAGCGGTGCGCACCACATATTCTGGCAGGGCTTCTTGCAACCAATAAAATCCGCTGGGTGCAGAATCTGTCAAAGAAGCACCAATGGGCACAGACATTTGACTGCGATAGTACAGTCCGCCTGACGATACCAAAATACCTGCACCATATGGTATGGTATTGGTCCAGGCCGCAGCTGAGAATCTAATGATACTGCTCTGCACACCATCACCATAGAGATAAGCATAAGTGGGAATGGCAATGGTATCAGATATCAAGTATACGCCAGCTGGAAAATACAAACCTCTGCGCACCTGAGGGTTGACATCTTGACAATAAATTTGATTCAGGGCACGATTGATATTGGCAGTGACGTCAGTGACTCCGTCGCCAGTGGCACCAAAGTCAGAGATCACAGCATAGCTGTCTAAACGATTTTGCAAACTTTGTGACACTGGACTGCCCGCAGTGGCTCCAGTCTGTACCACATATCCACCAGCTTTGCCTTGATAAGTATAGGCAGTGGAGAATCCCAATATGTCTGAGTATTCTGTTAGAATTTCAGTGTTGCCAACAACAGGGGCACCATCAGCCAGGGTGCCGTTGCCAATGAACAGTCTGCGTTCGTCCGTGGCCCACCCCAGCTCTGCACCGGCCAGTGGTTGCGGTAAGTCTACTTCAAGACCTTTGCGTTGTGTTATGCGTGATATTTGTACAATTGCCACAGTGTGATTCCTTCGGGTATCACATATTTAGCAAGTAATACTGTTCGACCTTTTTCCACCATTGGTCACGATAGTGCTCAAATTCTCTGCCCTCTAGCACAAATTCCTGGTACTCAGGCGGCTTGATCATGTTCATTTGCTCGTCAAATTCGGGCTTGACACACATCAAAATTACACCTTTTTGGATGCGTGTACCGTGCAGTTCATTGTGTGCTTCTGCGTATGCACACAATTGCATGAAGTAATCGTCAATCCACTCACGCTTTTTGAGCCGGTTGGTTTGTTTGTAATCCAGAATGGCCTCGTCATTTAGATGCATGCCTGCACCATCTGTTGTGCCTGCATAGATACCGGGAAAATACAATGGAACTTCGATACCCCAAAACTCACTTACATTTTTCAAGCCGTGTTCAACAACCACATGTGCCATTGCATGACTGGCCCACGAAAATGGGTTGGTACCGCGTTCTTTGATCACACCTTCTTGCACATACTGTTCAAGATAGGTGTGCATCCTTGTGCCACGATTGGCAGCTTCTGTTGTGATGGCCTGTGCTTGCTCATGTCCCACGCGATTGCGCCAGTTTTGTAAGGCCGCTTTTTTTTCTTCACTCTTGGTGGCTTCCAAGATTGTGGTCACTGATGGTAACTTTTTGCCATCAGGTGTGGCATACAGTCTACGGCCATTGACGTTTTCTCGGGGAATAGGTTGATAGTTGAATTTTGGATTATACATGATTATAGTTGATTATAGTCGATTATAGTCCAATTGTCAACTATATTCGAAAACTTTCTCCACATCCACAGCGGTCACGTTCATTGGGATTGGTGAATTCAAAACCTTCATTGAGACCTTGGCGCACATAATCTACTTGTGTGCCACGCAGATACACATCATGTTTTTTATCAACTATTACACAAAAGTCACTGTGAGCATAGTTTATGGTACTCTCATCTGCACAGTATTCTTTAACGTACTCCAACACATAAGCCAAACCAGAGCAACCTGTGGTTTTCACACCCAGCCGTATGCCGGCATAGCCTTTGAGCTCGACTAATTTTTTAATTTTGGCCCGTGCTTTGTCAGTTACTGAGATCATGCTTTTTGCGATAGTCCTCTACAGCGGCCTTTATGGCATCTTCAGCAAGAATAGAACAATGAATCTTGACTGGTGGCAGTGCGAGTTCTTGAGCAATCTCTGAATTTTTAAGAGCTGCGGCCTGGTCAAGCGTTCGTCCTTTAACCCACTCGGTAACAAGAGAGGATGAGGCAATGGCACTTCCGCATCCGTATGTTTTGAATCTAGCATCTACAATGATTCCGTTTTCGACTTTGATTTGTAATTTCATCACATCGCCGCAGGCCGGTGCTCCTACCATGCCGGTACCGATGGTGTCGTCAAGTTCAAACTTGCCCACGTTGCGTGGATTTTCATAGTGATCAATTACTTTTTCTGAATAGGCCATGTGATTTCCTTTGCTAATTTTAGCATATTTACTAACAAGTGTCAATAAGAATGATTATACGCCGCGGTCTTTGCCAGCAGCTTGTTTGGCCGAGGCGGCCACAATGTCTTGTGCCTTGTTGACAGGCATTTGGGTTGCACCAGTATTGGCACCTTTGTACTTGATCACACTGGGATTGTTGGGATCTATGGGCTCTAACACACTATCCAATGGAGCCTGGCTTACCACACTCACAATGTTTTTTTGATTTACTGGAAATCCTAAACTACGTGCAGTAGATATAAATGCATCAGTGCTGATTTGCTTTTGTGCATTTTCATCATTGGCCCTGCCAGAAAGAAAATTTACCAGACCCATCAGTTTGTTTGGATCCAGTGAACTTGAGTTTTCGACTTCGTCGATTCTCATTATCTACGTGCTCGACCCAGAGCAGCCTTGGGGGTTGTGGGCTCTTCTTCAGCACCAATATCAGCACCCATTTCAGCACCAATATCAGCACCCATTTCAGCACCAATATCAGCACCCATTTCAGCACCTGGCATTGGAGCAGGTGCAGTGCCTGGCATGCCACTGGCAGCCATGCTGGTGTCTAGTGCGGCAGGTTGCCCGGTCACAACACCTAAGGCTGTTTCCAGTTGTTGCTTGGCACCTTGTAGGTTTTGCACAAGGCCTTGCAATGCCCCAGTAACATCAGTGTTGAACTGTGTGGCTTGTTCCATGCCAATTTGATTGCGGATTGAATCTACCAAAGCAGGCAGTTCTTTGAATTGCATCTCTGTGGTGTCTTCCAACATTGATTGCATTTTGTCTACCATGTCTTGTGCAGCCAGAACTACCTGTGCTTGTTGAACTTCTGATTCTTTCAAAAACTGGTATGCTCGGCGCAAGCGACTTTCTGCAGTCAAGGTGGCCTGAGCATTGATTAATTCTTGTTCTTCAGGAGAAGGAGTCTGACCTTTTGACAGTTTGTCTTTGGCTGTTTTGAGTTTGGCCATAGCAGCTGGGTTGGGTTTTGCCACAGCACCTGCAGGAGGTACCATTTCTTCGCTCACACGATGTGCAAGTGCTTGTTCCATCATGACCAGTTTCAAGTAAGCAGGATTGCGCTCGCTGGTGTGACGAGTACTACTACGCTGGTGTTCAGCAATTACATTGCGCACACGTTCCAGCATGGCCTGTGCTTCGCGCACTGTGAGTTTGTTTACAGGCATTTTTGTACCAAAGTAACTTTCAAATACCTTGACTACTTGGCGGCTCTTTTTTGGCGTGGCCAGTTCAGTTAATTTCATTTGGCAAATCCTCTTAGTTGTAGATATTTAGCCGAATTTAAACATTTTTCGAGTTCTTGATTCAGCAGTGTAAGGTTTTCAATTTTGGGTGCAAGTTTAGTGCGCACTGTTTCACGGAATTCAGGACGACTGCTGCGCTCAGCTTGCCCTCGCCGGCAATGGATATCATCAGTGAGTGATTGTTTTTTGTTGTCCAATATACGAATGTTTTCTGCCAGACGATACTGGCGCAAGTGATCTGCCACACAATATGACATGGCTGTGCGTTTACTGCCAAATACACTCACAAGATCATCGCTGTGATACACTGCAAATCCAGCTGTTTCGGGTTTTACATGATAGCGTCCAAACGCAACATACCCGCCATGTTCATCGTCAATGATGAGTTTGGTATACACACGTTTGAGTTCACGTTCGGCAAAACGTTCTAATTTTTGATCACGAGTCATAGTGTTTTTATATAGTGGGTGGCCAGCCACGCCACAGTGCCCAGCAATGCACCAATAATACCAATGCCCCAGGCAATGATTTGATCGTTGCGTTTTTCGCCCATTTGGCGCACAATACCATGAACTTCAGTGACCATGTGTTTGACATGGCCAACTTCTTGTTCCACTGTTTCTATTTTGAGTTCCAGCATGCGGTAACGTTCTGCACACAACTCAACGTGAGCTTCGAGACTTTTCTTTTCAATATCTGTAGTATCAACCATGTTCAGGCTCCAATGGCGTATTTATGGCGGAGAACCAAATGTTCTGATTCACACCTTGAGCATGCAGTGTGGCGGTGTCAATTGTGTGTTCGCCCAGTCCGGTGACCATGGGCACACCTTCACAGTCAGCCACAAGTCCTGCAAGGTCATCACTGTCAATGCTGCTGCTGAGTACTCCTTCAGCTTCTACTTCAAATTCAAAGTGCCAGCCATCCGGTTGCTTTTTGGGCAACACTACATTCATGGGTTGTGTTCTCAGGCTGACGATTTGCAATAGACTTTCCCAGTTGCGTTGTTGATTTCTGGCCTGATTCCAGTGTTCAGGAGTTTCAAGTCTCATGCCCGACTTGGTGGTGTAAGGCAGCTGTTGGGGACGAAAATGTCCTGTGACACCAGTGTGGGTACAATCAAAAAGGGTGCGGCACATGACTTTCATTATGTGCATATTTACGGCCAAAAAGAAACCCTGGATTTTTTACGTCCAGGGTTAATTTTCACTATCTAGTTATTATGCCAAATTAGTGAAACTGGCTGTTGCAGTGACGTTACCAGTTGGGATACCAATATTCAGGCCGCCTGTGGCCTTGGCTGTTTGAGCAGCAGCAACCAAGGTAGCTGTGGTGTAAGCACCGCTTGGATAGATAGCCAAGTTGATTGTGCCAGCTGTTGCACCTGCTTGATAAAAAGCAATTGTGCCAGTCTGTTGAACTGCTTGCAACACATTGTTCAAGTAACCGTTGACATTACCAGCATTGGTAAGTGCAGCGTTTGCTGTCAATGAGAAGAATTGCAGTTGTGGTCCAGACAACATTACTGGGCCTTGGGCCGCAACGTTTGCTGTTCCTACGATACTACCGTTTGCCACGTCCAGTGCGAATACTGGTTGTGTAGTTCCATTTACTTTTGTAAACTGTGCCATGATTTTTTTCCTTTAGGTTAAGTGGTCTTGTTGGACCTGCTTTTATTTAGTCTTTTGGGAAAAAATCAGCCGGCTGGCGGATTGTTTTGAGCGGCATTTCTAGCTGAGAAGTCAAATCTATTGACAGCTTTGGCGTAGCCTGCATCGGTGGCCATGACCCAGCCTTCGTGCCCAGGGTCCTTCAAGTCCAGCTGGCGCAAGATATCCAGCTTCAAGTTATGCAACAGCAAAAACAAGGTAAATGCCGCTGCCAGTGCACCTGCGTTGCTGGCTGGACTGTTTAGATATTCCACAATGTTGCCAAATTTCTTGGGGGTGACTTTGGTCTGCAGCCATTCGCCAAAGCCAGACAACAAGTTGTCAAAGTTGCTGCTGGTTTTGATTCTGTAGTTGATGTAGTCCACACACAGTTTTGCCAGGTCTGTTATCTGCTGTGCTCGCAATTCTGCAGGGTTGAACAAGGTGGCAATGGCACGACCATCTCCACTGTTGGCCACAGATTTGATCTGGCTAATTAGAGCAGCATCGGGCGCAATTTCTTTGCCGCCAATGGGTTCAATCAACAACAGGCCAGGCACTTCATTGAATCGCACGCCACTGAGTGGTTGACGTGCGTCACCTGCGTCTGCGTACATGGAATGCATGGCAATGCCTGTGTCGCTGGCGCCTATGCGTTGACCTAAGGAAGTTTTGGCTGGAATTCTGTACTGCACTGTGTTGGGCTTGAACACATAGTTCCCAGCTTCTAATGGCGGCGTATCCATATACAACAAGTCGCCTTTGACATAGCCACGAAAGTTTGCGGGCAAGGCAGCTTCTAACTTGGGCCACAATGTGGTATACAGTTGAATCAGCTCGCCCCTGGCGCCAGACCGTGTGCTTTGTATGTCGGCCATCATGCGTGGACTTGTGGCCAGGCCATCATAGCCCTTGGCTTCAAATCCCGAACCGTCTGTGAGCACAAACTCTCCGGTGTCAGGTTTGCGTCCAAATATCACAGCAGGTTTACCGTCCCATTTCACAGTAGTGGTCTTGGCAGGCGCATCTGCTGCTGCTTGAACAATCTGCAAGGCCTTGGTCACACCCGGCAGACCATTACGGAACACATAGTCTTCCAAGTGTTCAATACCCTTGGCTTTGCCGCCTACACCTGCTTCTTCAGCTTCGTAGAGTTGATAAGTATTGGCGCTTTCACGTTCTACCAAGGGCTGCATGCCCTGGTTCACAATTCTATCACGCAGTCGTGCCAGAAAGTAGGTGTCTGCATCTTCCGTCACAGCGTCAGGCTGCTGTAGACCTTCTTTGGTTAAGTAGTCACGAAAGTCTCGGACCTTGGCTTCTTTGTCCTTGTCTTGTATCAAAGCAGCAAAAATACTTTCTACATTCTTGAGATCTTTCTTTGTGCGCCCACGGCCCAACAACGTCTGTGCCACATAGTCAGGGTCCATGCCACCGTCAACCAGTTGATTTGTGGCACGACTGAACATGCCATTAGCGCCCACTTTGAGTCCCAGCTGTTTGGCAATGCTGCTCATTAACACATTGCGATTCATGCCTTTGTAGGCCGAATCCTCGCCACCCGAATAAAAGAATGTGCCCCAGTCCAAGTTGGGAAAGAACATGAAGTCAGTTTGTACATAGCCCAAGTCAGGACGTCCTTGAATGGGTGTTCTCAAATGAACTTCGCCGCCCTTTTTGATCCGCTCTGCAGGTGGCAGTTTATGGCTCACAATCCACTGTGTTAATTTGGCCGCCAACTGGTCTTTGGAGATTTCGCTGGTGTCCACTGCCAAATCTATGTCGCCTGACGTGGCAGCCTTGCCTGTGCTGCCCAGCCAACGTTCACGTGGGAATTGCAATCCTGTGAGTTGTTCAATCCAGGCCACTGTGGCAGGCACATCACTTTGATTGATTCGACCCGTGAGTGGCTGGCCATCTGCGTCTTTGAATACATTGCCGCCTTCTAACAGTGTGCGCAGGCTTTTCATGTTGTAATGCCCATTTCTTTTTCGATGATGCCAATTAATTCTTTTTCGGCTGGATCCGTTTCATCCAGTGTGAGTTTGCCAACTGTGATTTGTCCAGCAGGTGTGATAGAAATTTTTGGAATCTGGCCTGTTTTGTTTTTTTCATTGTCTATAAACGTTTTGACGTCTTGCATGGTTGTTTTTGATGGGTCAATCAAGGTACGGCCAATTTGATACTGGCTATTCTTGTTCTGAATGATCACTGGTGCAGGTCTTGCACTCAATGTAGATCTGTTGTTTGTCAATTTTTCTTGATTGAACTGAATCAAGTTCATGGCATTGTATGTGGCCTGACTGAGTTTCTGCCAGGTATCCGCCCAGATTTTTCTGGTTTCAGCAGGCACAGCAAATCGATCAAATACCTCAGTCACAGGTGCATTTTTCATTATAGCAGCATACGCAGGATCACTAGGGTCAATTCTTTGGCCGCCTACACTGATAGGTTGTAATTTTTTTGTTGGCGCCACCGATGGTTTTATAGTTGATGTTCCAGTGACCGAAGATGGAACCACTGACGTTTGTGGTTTTACCCCCGGGCCCACGCCCGACGCATAATTTGGCATGGCCGGTTTTTGAGCCACTGGTTGTTGAGCAGCAGCAGACACACTGCCTGTTAGGGTGTTGACAGCATCAGTAATAGTTTTGACTATGACCTGTGCCTGTTGTTTCACTGCAGGATCATCCGATATTGTGGCCAATTTATTGTAGTCATTGCCCAGCATTCGTTGCAAGAGATTGTTGTGCACCTGCTGCAACAAATTTTGTTTCAATGTTTGAATACTGGTTTGACTAAGCATCCGGGGCGTGGACACATTTTCACGTTTCATGGCCTGTCCCACTGCATTTTCCCATTGCCGAGCATTTGTTTCAGCTTGATCTTTTACCAAGGGTGCTGCCATGGACGAGGCTTTTTGTGAAGCAGTGCCACCAGCATAGGGGTTTTGCCCAATTGTAGTGCCCAGTGCATTGTTGATGCCTTGTGCAGCAATTCCCCCAAGGCCTCGACCCACAGCGGCTGCCTGTGATTTCCATGCTGAGGCTGCATTGGACGCTGCGGCCTTGGTACTAGCCCAGGTTATTTCATATATCAACATGAGTTTTCCTTATGGAACGGGAGAACTTGCCAGTGTCCCGTGTGCGTATGGCATTGAACAATTTTCTCTGTAGATTTTCGGCTTGTTCTGGCGAATATTCAACTTCAATCTGATCCATTAGTCGTATGGCGTTTTCAATCAAAGTTGCCGCACGATTTTCGATCAACAATCGACGATCGCGTTCTACATACAAGCTGTCAAGTTCTTCCAATATGCTGCGGGTTTTTTTCTGCATTTCTCCAACCTTTGTATTATTTAGCTGATTTGGGCTTGCGATAAATATCTCATCATAGCAAGGACATCCAATGACTAGTGCAATCGATCCCAACAACATTGTCGGCAATTATCCCGTGGCCAACCAGCCCAATAACACTCAGGGTTTTAGAGATAATTTTACCAATACCAAAACCAATTTCCAATATGCCGCAGATGAGATAACTGATTTACAAATCAAAGCGGTACTCAAGGCTGCGCTCACAGGCACTACCCTGGACAACAACATGGGCGACCAGTTGATCTATGCTGCCTTGATCCAAGATTTTTCAGCCACTGCTGTGGCCATCACTGCCACCAGCGGCAGCATAGCAGTGGATTACAGTGCTGGACACTATCAAACCATAGTGCCCACAGGCAGCATCAGCTTGAGTTTTGTCAACTTTCCAAGGTCAGGCACAGCAGGACTCATGCGACTGAGATTGATCATATCAAACACAGCCTACACTGTGACCCTGCCCAGTGTAGTCAGCGTGGGCACCACTGGCATTCAAGGATATAGTGCCAATACAATCACATTTGCGGCCACTGGCACATATGAATTTGATTTTGAAACAGTTGACGCCGGAACCACCATCACAATATTTGATCTAAATCGCCCGTTGAATTACTACACCAATTCAGTCACTGTTGTGGGCAATGCCACCGTACTGAGCGGTACTGCTGTGCCCTCAGGCGGCACAACCGGTGCTGGTTTAAAAATGTCCAGCACTGCCAATCTTGGTGTGTTTTTTGGATCTGGTGCGCCCACATTGAGTGCGGCACAAGGAAGTTTGTATCTGCGTACAGACGGCAGCTCAACCAGTACCAGAATGTATGTCAACACCAATGGTACCACTGGCTGGACTGCTGTGACCACAGCGTCTTAATCACATCCGCAATTGTCATCACAAATAACTAGGCGCCCTTGTTCATAAGTGTCAATCTTCCAGGATGTTTCTACTGACCCGAACCAGTTGATACATTCTTCTAGAGAGTATTCTAACGCATTATTTTTTGATATCAATGGCACTAGTTGGGCGTTGGCTGCTTGATGATACTGTCCGGCACCATATGTTTTAGGATGAAATCCAGTCCAACAACATGGACTAACATCACCGTTTGCAGATATATATATAGATTTTGATTTTATGGTCTTGCATGAAACATTATTTCTAGGCAGCCTATCGTTTATAATATCTGTCAATAAAATTTGGTCAGTTGTTTTTTTATGAAACAGTACTTTGAAATCTTGTTCACCGGTGTAGTTTCCCAGCACATGTGTGAGTTCTCCGAGATTGTTAAATACCGGTGCTGTATTTCTTCCATCATTAACTAGGTCAAATTTTGTAAATCCCATACTTTTGCTCAGGTCCCGACATGCATCGATCTGATGCCGATTGTGATCAAATTTTATCATTTTCCATACGGCTTGGCCCCCGGCCGAAATAAACGTTTGTGCATTAGCAATCACCGTGGACCACACAGTGTTTTGTCTGTACAAGTGATGTGTATCTTCAAGCCCGTCCAAGCAAAACGACACTATGGCTGATGTTTGCGCCAATTGAGACCAAAATTTGCTATTTCTTGCACCGCCATTGGTACTGATAGAAATATACAAATCAGGATTCACGCTGAAAAAATACTCAACAATATCCGGCCCTTCTGGATTCATTACAATGTCTCCAAAATTTCCATTGATGCGAATGCTAGTCAATTGATTTAACAAAGCAGGTTGGAGTATTTTTTGTGCTTGCTCAAGTGAAAGATTGACTTCCGGATAGCCGCCGTTGTAGGGATAACCCCAGAATGTTCTAGGACACCAGGGACAACTAGCATTACACAAACTAGAGATTTCTAAATGAATGTCACGAATACTGTTAAAATCTATCATGGCATAACCAATTCAAAATGTTCTTGATTTGGTAGGAAAAATTCTTTATTATATTTTTCCTGGAGTATACCACATATTAGCCCGTGATCGAGTGTGTCAAAATGATGCTTGCTTTGTTCCCAAGATATAGATCCTGAAACTAATTTTTTATATAGATTATTTTTTTGTATTATTGTGTGTTGCGTTGACTGAAAAACGTTGTTAATTCTTGTTACATCGACATCTTTCTTGATTTTCAAAAATTCTGTGTGCATAGCATCGGGGCCGTGATATAAGTTATCAAAATTGATTTCTATGTCAGTTGCCGGATGCCGAGTATTATGATATCCAGAATTTTGTTTAAAATACAAATAAGAAAGTGCATAGTTTTCTCTCTGTACTGCCTCTGTATCTTTTTCGTAATGTTGAACCAATCTGTCCGACATTGTTGTTTTAGAATTGGGATTATCTGGAGCAGCTTTCCTCCACATATTATTAAGTAGTATTGCAATTTCTTGTCTAACAACAACTTGTATTATTGTTGCAGTTGGCCAACGAGTTCGTAGTTCATTAAGATTGCCAAATGAATGTACTACCGTTACTTCTCGACTGGGCGTGAATAATTTTATTCGTTGACAAAATTGCTCACCTGATTCAGGCGTTAATGTAGAATATTTTTTGTTTGGATTACGATGAAAAGAAAGTTGATCGCCAAGTGCCGCATCACTCTCGCTTGTTAAAATTTGTGCTAGAAAATTGCCAAGTCCACCTGGTGGGTAATCTATAAAAATCATTTGCAAATTCCATCCGATCTACATGCTTCCTTACCCAGTTGAAGCACAATACAATTGTTAATTAAAGTCATGACTGTTTAATTTTTCCTAGCAGTTGTTTTAGTTTGGCACTTTGAACGTCTGCTGTGGCTTTTGCAACTGGTTCCGCACTGTCCCATGGAGTGCTGTTTGAGTCATCACCAGCCGAGCTAACTTGGCTGCGGGCTTTGATTGAGTCCATGATTGAAGCAGATGGTTTCTTTGAATATGTGTCTCCATCTTCTCCGCCTTCGTCAGTAATGCGCATGGTTTCAATGTTGTACTCCAGATCAATTTTTTGACCAACGCCGGTTGAGCTTCGAGACTTCATACACTGTATCTGATACTTGCCACGCTCTTTCATAGCACGTGAAGTAAAGATACCAAACACATTGTCTGCTGTGTTGATTTTAGATATACCACCTGAAATGTGACTGTGATCAAATTCAATTTCTTCCACAGCTGACCGATTCAACTGTGATGCAGTTACCATCAAGAATCCCAGCTCCTTGGCCAAGTTGCGCAGTTCTTCACTCACATACTTGTCCTTCACAAACAAGTCATTGGGCGAAACTTTTGCACTCACAGGCATCAGCAGGTCCAAGTAGTCGATCATCACAAAGTCCACACGCTTGCCTGTTTGTATTTGATATTCTTTCAGGTATGCCCGTATGTCGTTGATGTTGCTTTGTGCAGGCAAGCCTTTGACTTGATAGTTGCCGGATTTTTTTGCCACCAGCTTGACCTTGAGTTCTGTTGTGTCTATGTCCTTGCGAATGTCCTTGGTGCTCATGTTGGTCAACATGGCATCTGTTCGTAAACTTGTGAGTTCCTCTGAGAGTTCTAGTGTGATATAAACACCACTCAAGCCCTGTTGTAACCAGTTCAGTGCGATGTTCATCATTACCAATGACTTACCTGATCCCGACCCACCAGCAAAGATGTTTAGTTCACCTCTGCTGAACCCACCATACAATAGCCTGTCCATTTGTGGCCACCCGGTTGACACTTGTCCGCCCGAATTAAAGTACTTGTTGATACGAGCACTGGGATCAGCAAAGTAGTCTGTGCCCATGTCCCTGGTCAAACTGATCTGCACAGCATCCTTGATTAACTTTTCCACAGGATCAAACTCACCTTTTTCCAGCAAGTCTGCTGCCTTTAAGATAGCACGTTCAAGTTCTTGACGTCTGGTAAACGCTTCAAACTCTTCCAAAAACCAAGCCTGATGATTTTCCCCTTTTAATTCCTCGGGTATAGAATCAATGTTGATGCCAGTTTCGGCTAGAATCTGTGTCCTGGTGGGTAGCGTGGTGTATTTGTCAGAGTAGGATTTTATAAGTTCGGCAGCTGAGCGTAGATTTTTGTCAAAGTTTTGTGGGTTGTAAATATTTTGCACACGAACATAACTCTGTGCATCTTCCAACATCATTTGTAAAAATATTTTTTGGAACTCAATTCCGTAATCTTTTATCATTGTGACAACCTTTATTTTGTTTTAACTGTTGCTTGAAATATGTCATTGTCTATGTGTGTCCAAGTTATCAATGAATCATTGAGTAAATCAGCATCATCACATTGTGATTTGTTATCTAGATGTAAAAATCCACTGGGAGTTCCATATATACAAATTCCCAGTTGTTCTGCAACCTTGCACAAGTTAAGTAATCCAATACTTCTTGCGTGAACACAACAATTCCAGGCCTGTCCTACCACTAACCAGGACTTGACATGTGGGACCAATGTAGTATGATGCTTGATAAAACTGTCAATGCTGTATAAAGCAAATGTACTTGGGCCAAACACTCTGTCAATCATGTGCTGACTCATAACATAATTATTGCATTGTCTTACCAACTCCGACATAACATTTGCATCATATTTGCTCCAATTATAACACAGCAGTGTGTTATAGATACTTGGATCTGAATAATCAATTTTGGTGTGATATGATGCATTTATAATACTATGCCAAGAATATTGACTGAGATTTTGACTTAGTTGATCCAACCAAATTAATTGTTGTGGCGTTACATTTTTATCATTTGGCATTTTTTCCCAAAGATCAATGCATATTAATCCGTTTATATCATCTAAGGTCATTTTTTAATTTTATTAAGTTTTTTTTAACAAGTTGTTTTTTCTTTATTTCTATTTTGATTCGGCTGGTTTCTCTTGATTGCATTATAATTAGTAGGGTGCCTAGACGTCCCAACTTTATCACTGCATCGTTGACATCTTTACAGCCTGCAGGCCATTCAGGTATGCTCACTGCCCAACCCAGTTCTACTGCACGGTCAATCAAATCAATGCCGGCTTGATCCTGATCAGGCACCACTGTGATTTCTCGACTCAGGCTGCGTATCAATCTGGCCTGTGCATCTGACACAGTGTTGTGCATCACCGCCACACCACCAATGCTGAGTGCATCGAATATGCCTTCCACAACTATCACATGCTGCCAGTCTGACGGTTGCAGGTCTGTGCCAAACACATATCCTGGTTGACTGTCGCTGATAAACTTGGGCTGCCGGTTGTCTAAAAATCTACAGGTATATCCTACAATTTTGTTGTTGTGTGTGAAAGGTATCACCACGTGTGGACGAATCCAATGTACCCCATCATTTTTTAACTGTACCATGGCAGGAAAGTCTTCAGGCACATGTCTACCACGCACATACTCCCAGTATCGGGTGTGTTCGGGCATCAACAATTCGGCATGTGGTGGCAGGTCTCGTTCTTCGAATGTGATGCCTGTCAGAGTATTCCAGGTTTGTTGTCGATCTTCCAAGACGCCATGTATGCTACGATGCCGCAGACTCTCCATATTCAACATCTCAATTTCTAATTCTGGAACCCCCAACCAGCCCAAGAGCCGGCGTGCCGTATAACTTACGGCACGACCCAAGATAAAACTGGCAGTGTAACTGCAATTGAAACAGTGATAACTCCATCCCGCGTTAGTGGCCTTGAGTCCGCCACGTCCTCTTCGGTCCTGTGTGCCGCCTGTGTGTTGACAACATACCGCATTGAAACTCAACCAACCAGAGGGTGTGGGTTTCTTTTTTGCAGGTAGGTAAGCAAGGACATCAAGCATCTGTACAGTTTAACAGATTTGTCACGCAAATGCAATGCCTAACGATAAAAGATATTGGTAACGTAGCCAGTTGTGATCAGCACAGTCACCGCCTGTGCTTCGGTTCCGCCAAAGTTCAGGGGCAAGTATCCGGATCCACCGTTGGTCACAGTGATTGCACCAATGCCACTGGGGCCTACAAATGGTGCGGCAATGGCTGTGGCGCCAGCACCATTGCCCAACAATTGCACATAAGGTGCAGCCATGTATCCTAGGCCTGCGTTGGTAATTGACACACTGGTGACCACACCGTCAACCACTTGAGCAGTGGCCGAGGCACCATAGCCTTGACTGTTGTTCAGCCCCAATCTCAGCAGGGGATGAAATCCCACTACATTGATATACTGTGTGCTGGTTTCGTCAAAGTACTCACGACTTTCTGTAACATCCATCCAAACGGATTCATAATCCTGGGCAGCTTGTACTTTTACTGTGCCGGTATAATGCACAAGATCATACTTGATTGTGGTCAAACTGGCACCAGTGGTGTTGATTTCGCTGGAATAGTATTCGGTCAAGTAGTTGCGAGACTGTGGTTGTGGTTGCAGTGCCCAGTCCGGCCATGATTGTGGTCCCGGCTGTGGCCAAGAATTTTTACCATAAATTGTGGGAATTGTGACAGGTTGACTGGCCATGAATTCGGGCAATACCGAATCCACAATGTCGCAGTCGGCTCTGGCACCAGAATTGTCATCTGTAAATGCTGCCTGCACATAGTTGCCGGCGGTGCGCTGTATGCTGTAGCTGCCAGGCTGTGCTAGAATATTGATGGTATCAGCTGTGCTCAGCACAACTTTGACCCGGCCCAAATTGGCACTGAGCACAGTCATGTCTTTTTCGAT